TTGGTATGTAGCGGATTTTTTGAAATCTTTCCATGACATTTTTTTGGTTGGAATCTTTTTTTCTACTTTTTTATTTTTTTTATTTTTTTCAGTTTTTGCTTCTTTTTTTAATGCACTATCAATATAAAGTTTTTTGAGTATATCTCCCACCATGAAAGATCCTTCGTGCTGATCTATTTTTCCTAATTCTATTTTTTCTAAAACTTGTATCATTTGATATAAAATCTTTAAGTTAAGTTCATCTTTAAAAAGACGATGGAAAATATTAGTAAAATTTGTATATAGAAAGTTACATTTATTAATAGCCATTTTTTTAAACTGATCTTTGTTACTTTTACGAAGTCTTGCATAATTTACTTTTAAATTTAGCATAGTTTGAACATCTCTATAAATTCTTACACTATTTCGTTCTTCTCTAATATTTTGCGTTGTTTCTTCAGACTTGTATTCTTTCACCATTTTGTTTAGCTGATTGCGTAAATTATTGTCCATTTTATATAAATAATTATTACATTTTTTAAAGTTTATTTTGACGAGATATATATATATATATAATGCCAAAAAGGCCAAGAGGTAGTTTAATGTTGGGCGGTAGTCCAATTCAACAAACATTTGATGAGAGAGACACTTCTATTGGTGCATTAGATGGTGCAACAAATGATCAAAAAGCAGCTGGTGAGGAAGCAATAAAAATGAGAGATGATACTAATAAACAAACTGGTGGATTTGCAAAAGACTTTATGCCACATCCAAGTATGAATCCTCAACAAGCGGGTGTGCAACAAGGAGTAACAAATACATTTCAACAAGGACAAGCAAATGCGGAATTTGATAATTTAGTTCCAAAGGCAAACAAATGTTTAAAAGAGCAGGCGGGCATCTTTGGTGGTGCAAGACGAAAATCTCTTTTTAAGAAATCTCTTTTTAAAAAAAAGAGAACAAAAAAGAAAAGGAAATCTCTTTTTAAGAAAAAGAGAACAAAAAAGAAAAGGGGGTATGGGGGAAAATCCCCCAAGAGAACAAAAAAGAGAAGAAGGAAAAGAACAAAAAAAAGGAAAGGAGGAAGGAGGAGGGGAAGATCAAAAAAAAAATCAACAAAAAAATATTTTCGATTTTCACAAAAACCACCTGAAATACTTTAATTAAAAAAATAAAAATAGGATGTTAATTTATTATGAGATTTTCGGATATGATAAGTGTATTAATAATAATATTAGGATTTTTATTTTTATGGTTTATTAGCACAATAATAACAGGATTAAAAAAAATAAAGCAAAATTGGCCAAAATATAGATGTAATCCAAGTGTTATGCCATTTGCTGGTCAATTGGGATATGATCCTATGGAAAATTTCACATATTGCATTGGTAATATACAAATGGATTTAATGTCTTATTTTTTAAAACCTATATATTTTGTAATTGAACTTGCATCATCTTTAGGAAAAGAATTACTTAATTCTATTCAAAGCATACGTGAAATGATATCTTGGTTAAGATTTAGTGTATTTGGTATAATAACAGATGTATTAGGTATTTTTATTAATATTATATCAAGATTTCAGTTATTGGTTATACAAATGAAAACTTTAGTAATGAAAATGATCGCAATTACTGTTGTAATTTTATATAAAATAGAAGGTGCAATGATGACAGGAAAAAGTATATATAGAGGTCCAATTGGTGATGTATTAAGATTTTTAGGAAATGTATGATTAATGTTTATATTATATCGATTTATTATATATGAATAATAAATCGGCATTTGTAGAAGAAGTAAATAAAATATATAAAAATACAGGTTATTTCGATAAGTATGGTGGATCTTTTATTATAACCTTATTAACATTTTTTGGATTTTTTTTACTATTTAGTTACTATTGGGTGAATTCACAAATAAAACCTTTAAAGGCAGATTGGGATAATAAAAAATGTAATCCAGCAGTTATTCCATTTGCAGGATATGTAAATGCGCCACCAGGATCAAGTAAATTTGATTACACTCGTGAAAATTTTAATGCGTGTTTATTTAATGTGTTATCATCCATTGTTGGAAAATTTACAAGACCTGTATATTTTTTAACAGGTGGTATAACGAAATTTTTCCAAACTTTAGTAAATATGGTTAATGCTATAAGAGGTGTTATGGATTATATAAGAACAAAAATCATGGCAATGATAATGACTATTATGGAAAGATTTATAAATGTAATTATGCCTATACAAATAGTAGTATTAAAACTAAAATCATTATTGGGAAAGGTAGCCGGAATTATGATTAGTGGATTATATACAGCAATAGGATCTTATTATGCATTAAAATCATTTATTGGTGCATTTTTACAACTAATTATTTTGGCTTTGGTTGTTTTGGCAGGAGTTGTTATAATATTATGGATATTTCCATGGACTTGGAGTCTAGCATATGTAGGAACAGCAGCTTACGTTGCATTAGCAATACCAACAGTTATTATAGCAATATGGATGTCAATGATATTAGATATGAATAGTCGTGATGTTGATGGTTGTTGTTGTTTTGATGAACATACAAAAATAAGATTAAAAGATGGAAGTTATAAAAGTATTAAAGATTTAAAGATTGGTGTAAAATTATATAATAATTCATTTGTTACATCAAAATTAAAAATATTAAATACAAATAAGTTTATGTATAATGTTAATGGTGTTATAGTTTCTGGGACTCATTATATTAAAGATTATACAAATACTTGGGTAAAAATAAAAAACTATGAAAAGGCTATAAAAATAAATAATTACAATAAAGAATATATATATTGTATAAATACATCTAATAAAGTAATAAGTATTGGTAATGATTTATATTTAGATTGGGATGACATTACACAATTAGATATAGTAAAATTAAAAAACAACTCACATATTAATATGGATGATGATGAGGCAGATATTCATTATAAAATGGAAGGAGGTTTTGAAGAAAATACAGTTTTAGAGACTGAAAATGGTAATAGTATAAAGATTAAAAATATTATTCCTGGAACAATATTAAAATATGAAGAAGTAGTAACTGCTGTTGTGGAAATAGATGCAAAAAATATAAAAAATGTCAAAAAAATGAAATACAATGACACAACATTTACAGGAAAAAATATATTAATAGCTGAAGATTTAGGAGTAAAACACAGTGATAATATAGACAAGATAGATCATGTAAATGTAGACAAACTTTATCATTTAATAACAGATAAAGGAACTTTTTATATAGATGGTCTAACATTTTTCGATTACGATGGTTGTTTAATCCAAACTTTGGATATTTTTGAGGATAAAAAAAAATCTTAATATAGCTTATATGAAAATTAAGTTAAAACGAAACGTAGTATTAATAGGCATTCTTGGTGCTGTATTATTATATTGTATAATAAATGATTGTAGTATAAGAGAGGGTTACAGATCGAAAAAAAAAGATAAAAAAAATGAGGGTATTATTGGAAAAGTAACTGGAGCTGTAGGTAATGCTGTATCAAGTGTTGCATCAGCAACTGGAAATGCTGCGGCAAATACATTAAAGGGAACTGCAAAGATAGCTGGTAAAGGAGTAAATGTAGTAAAAACATCAGGAAAAATTTTTACAAACCAATCAAATAGAAAGTCTGATATATAATTAATTTCTTTATTTTATATATAATGAAATTGTTTGGTTTTAAAATAAATATTTATTTAGTAATAGCTGGTGTTGCGTTACTAGTTATTCTTTCAGGATCTACAACATGTGGATGTATGAAGAAAAGTCCTATGGAAGCAATGACTTTATTAGCAAATTCCGATAGTTTTGTTACAAAGTATAACGTAAAAAAATTAGAAAAAATTCCAAATTCCCACGAAACAAATCTTAAAGAAAAAAGTGGAAATAGTATGTTAATGTGGGGAAATAATAATTTTTCAAAAGATTGCTGTAAAGATAACCAGTCTAATTATTATAATAGAAATGGTTGTGTATGTGCTACAAAAAAACAAGTTAATTTTTTAATGTCACGTGGAAATAATCATAAATGTGCTTAATAAATAATTAAAAAAATAGTTAATTATTTATTTTTTATAAAATTGTATTTTTTAATCCTTATTTTTCTTTTTCCTGCGGACGATCTTCTTCTTCTTCTTAGGAGGCTCTGGTGCCGGCTCTGGATCCTCCTCAGCTTCCTCCTCAGCTTCCTCCTCAGCTTCCTCCTCTGCTTCCTCATCTGAGTCTACAAATGTAGGTTGCTGAGTGCCATTATCTTCCTCCTTAGCCTGATCATTCTTCTGTAGAGAATCGAGGAGCTCTTCATCATCAGAATCTGCCTCAACATGACAAGTTCCTGTCCCAACAAGTCGAACCGGTGGACGAACACAAGCTTGGATTAGCTTCCATGTTACACCACAACGTCCACCTGCAAACCATAGTCCAGTGCATCCAATAAGTCCATTAATACTAGTTCCCTTAGGAATGAAATCCATTGGAGTCTTAGTTCCCTGAACACCAACCTCACCATCCTTAACCGGAACATAAATAGCATTGCGATCCATATTGTATAGCTCTACATTAAACCGTCCTTCCCAAAAGGGCACCTTAAGCTTCAGTGTAGGATCCCTTGTAAGATCCGGATCTCCATAACTTCCATCTGCCTCCTTCGTCTTAGGATACTTAAGAATTGGATACATCATCACATCTACTACTTCTCGACTCATAGTTTTCTTTCCAAACCAGTCCTTGCTATGACTAACACAATCATCCTTAATCTTATCCTCTAGAGTTTTCATTGCATCTAGAAACTTATTAATAGAAGTATGCTTTTCAGGTTGAAACTGTAGAGCCATATCATATGATACACGTCCACTGTCCTCATCTACGCGCTCATTTAGACCCCATGTCAGCATAAGGGGAATCTGTAGAACAAGTGGTTGTCCATTAAGTTGAATTTGAACTGCTTTTCCACCTCGCTTGTTAGTGGTAGCAGCCTTGTAAGTGATCTTGGTAGGGTCGAATGCTTTTGCTTTAGTAATTGGGGAACTCATCTTTATATCTTATTATAAGTTTAATAACTATCGATCTTTTTAAATCAATTTTTTAAACATTTTTGGGAAAAATTCAGAAATTTGAATCGAAAAAATGTAAAAATATAAAATATGGATTATATATATGCCAAGATATAGTAAAAATAAATTTAATAAGAAGTATGTAAAACGAAGTCATAATTGTTATTCATATATGTTAAATAAAATTAATAAGAGATATGTAAAAATGTGTAAGTCATATATGAAAAAGACAAAGAAAAGGGGGTGTAATTTTTTAAAAGCACAACCTGGTATGTATTCGGGTATGAAAGATGTGAAACAATTAAGTAACTATAAATGTAGTGTGTTAAATAAACGTGTATTGGCGGATAATAAACACATTATTAAGACAAAAAAAAACAGAAAATGTCCAAAAAATTATTACAAAGGCGCTTTATATATTCATCCTAGAAGAGGATATCATTTTTATAGACAAGATAGTGATGGAACTTGGAGTCATAAAGATGGATTATCTAGATCAACTAAGAGAGATGCAAAAAAACGTATTATAAAGGATGTAAATAAAGCAAATAGGAAATATAAATCTACAAAAAAAGAAATTGGATTATATTATTCTAGAAATTGTGCGAATTATTGTATACCAGAAGACTCAAAGAAGAAATTCTTTAGTGCTTATACTAGAAAATCTCTTTTTAAAAAAAAGAGAACAAAAAAAAGAAGAAAAAAAAGAAGAAAACGTTAAAATACACTATTCTTCTTCAAGCATCATAAGTCCTTGTCCTAACTGAGACGTTTTTGTTTCCGAAATATCTTTTACTATTTTCAGTGGGTTTTCGATTTTTTTTTCTTCTATAGGTGGTAATTTAGTTATATTCCTTTTTTTTTTTGTTATCATATTTCTTTTTTTGGGAATACGATGAAGAGGTTTTGCTGCATTTGTTTTTGCTGAAGTTGTTTTTGCTGAAGTCGTTTTTGCTGAAGTTGTTTTTGCTGAAGTTGTTTTTGCTGAAGTCGTTTTTGCTGAAGTCGTTTTTTCTAAGATTTTTTTCTCATTAAAATTTTCTATTTTTGAATGTTTAAATTTAACAAAATATATTATTCCACAAATTGTCATCATTATAATTAATGTTGAAAGTATTGATACAATAACAATAATCGATGTATTATCATCATTGATTTTAGGTAAAGTTTTATTATTTGTCGAATTTTTTCCTCTTAATCTAGGACTTGGAGATTTGGTAGAAGAATCTATAGATGTGTCAATAGAATAATCTTCTAATAAAGTGTGATCTTCATTATTTTGTATTGGTGAAGGAGTTTGTGACGGACTTTGCGTTGGTGACTGACTTGGTGACTGACTTGGTGACTGACTTGGTGACTGACTTGGTGACGGACTTTGCGTTGGTGTGATTACAATTGCTGGTGACGGACTTTGCGTTGGTGTGATTACAATTGCTGGTGACGGTGTAGTTATAATGGATGAAGTATTTTCATGACTATTAAAATTTTTATTATGTAAAGAAGTATTGTTTTCATTTAATGTATTAGAATCTGGAGAGATAAAACTCTTTATTACTTTAGGAATTTGACCATTTATTGGAACTTTAATATTTATATTTAATTCTATGTCATGTGATTGTTGCGTATTTTTATCACACATATATATTTTTTTACCTTGATAATTACCTATATGAGAACAATCATTATTATAACCATATACACTTATACTTAGTAAAAACCATTTAATCAAATTGTAGCTTTTCATTTGATTAATAAATTAATATTTATTAAAGTAATTTTTTTATATATTATCGAAAAATAAAAAATATAAAAAAAAATGAATTAAACTAATATCATTTTTATATATAAATATGATGAAGACAAAAAACGTGAAAATAAGTAGGAACACAATACCGGATATTTATTATGAAGATATAAGTATGTATAGAAAGAAAAGTAGAAGAAAGATCCATATGGATGACTTTACAATTCCAATATATAAGGAATTTATGAAAATCGTTGAAATAAATTATAATGTAAAACAGTTGAAAGAAATGTGTAAAGAATATAAGTTAAAGATTGGTGGTTGTAAAAATGAATTAAAACATAGAGTGTTTAATTATTTAAAATTTTCATATTATGCACAAAAAATCCAATCAAATATGCGAGGAAAATATGTGAGAAATCTAATTAAACTCAAAGGGCCTGCTTATAAAAATCGAAAATGTTTAAATGAAACAGATTTTTTAATGTTTGAAAAGGTAAATTCAATACCAAATAATCAGTTTTTTAGTTATAAAGATAAAGATGGATTTGTATATGGATTTAATATATGTTCTATTTACAATTTATTATATGTTGAAAATGTTGATAAAAACGCATTAAATCCATATAATAGAAATATTATTCAACCTACTGTATACAATAATGTAAAACATATAATTAAACTTTCTAATATATTAGGATTAAATACAAATATAGAAGTAAAAAATGATTTTGATTTGTTAAGTTTCAAAAAAAAAGTTGAGTTAAAATGTGTTAATATTTTTCAAAAAATAGATGAATTGGGAAATAATTCGCACTATAGATGGTTTTATAATCTTTCTAAACACCGACTTTTAAAATTCATGAATGAATTAATTGATATATGGAATTACAGATTAAACTTATCAAATGAATTAAAGCGAAATATATGCACTCCAAATGGTAAACCATTTGAAGGTTTATTTATATCATCATTATTTAGCAAAGATATAGATACAATTAAGAACGGATTGCTTAATATTTTGGAAAAATTAATTACAAAAGGAAGAGATCGTCAATTAAAATCGTTAGGAGCGTATTATATTTTAGGTTCTTTAACTTTAGTATCTATGGATGCCGCAGCATCTATGCCTTGGTTATATGAAACTTTTAGATACTAGATAAATTTAAAAAAAAATTTTTTTTTGAGAGCATAATTATAGAATACTTTTAATGAATAAAAATAACTAAAAAGTATTTGTGATTGGTTTAGGTAATAAAAATAAATAAATTGAATTAAAAAACAACTTAAAAAGATTATCATAATAGTGATTATAATGGTTTCTAAAAAGAGTAAGAAAACTAAGACTACTAAGTCCTCAAAGTCCACAAAGACTACTAAGAGTGAACCCGTCGCCCCTGTTGCTGCCGCCGTCGCAGCGCCTCCTCAGGAGGTTGCCACTCCTACACTAAGCGATGCATTTGGTGATCTACTTGCACAGCTTGCATCCCTCCGCACTCAGCTCACTGCTGTAACCAGTCAGGTTCGTGCACTCTCTAAGCGCAGTGATCGCGAACTTCGAGCTGCTCAGAAGGCTGGTCGCAAGCGTCCTCGTAAGAATGGTGCTCGATCCCCAAGTGGTTTTGTCAAACCTACTCTTATCAGTAACGAGCTTGCCGCCTTCCTCGGTAAGGATACTGGAACTGAGATGGCACGCACTGAGGTGACTCGCGAAATTAATGGCTATATCCGTGCTAATAAGCTTCAGGATCCTAAAAATGGTCGTCGTATTCTCGCGGATAAGAAGCTCTCAAAGCTTCTCAAGTTAAAAAAGGATGATGAACTTACATATTTCAACCTACAGCGTTTTATGTCTCCTCATTTTGCTAAATCCGGACAGAAGCTACCAGCGGCATCTGTATCTGCTTAATTTTTATTAACTCACTAATAATAATAGGTGAATTACGAATTAATATATAATTACATTTACGTAATATAGTTGAATTATTTAGATCATGATTATATATATTTTTTTTTATTTTATCTAATTGGTTTTGAGAAATAATGTTATTACTTAATAAATAATTAATAACATTATTTGATCCATGAGTTTGAAACAAATCATAATAGTAAAATATTGTTTTTTCCCTTGACATATTTTTTATGTTACCTAGAAAACTCAAATACTTAAATGAGTTTAAATCCATATTTAAATGATTCAATATATTATTAATATTGTATACACTTATTGATTTTTTTTCATTATAATTTCTCAATACTCGCGTGCAACCATATAAAAACATATCCATATCTTCACTCATACAAGCATACACCTTTCCTGTATTTACTAGTTTACAACATAACTCATCCGATTCTCCTGGTGATATCATATGTTTCATTCCATAAGCTGTAACTACATCCTTTATTTTTGTAACATCGCTTGCTGTTACCTTTACTATTTTTCTCTTCATCTCTATTTTCTCCCTTTCCGTTAAATTACTTTGCACATTTTTAAATATTTTCTTGAATTTTTTTCTTACAGTTCTTCTCTCCATTATTTCTTCCATCTTATCCTCTGGAGCCTTTCCATCAAAAATAAATAAAGGTGTTATATTATGTTGTTTGAATAAACAACACATACTTATAAATCCATCTATTAATCTATCTTCAGATAAAAACTTATACATATAATTATTTGTATCTATTACAATTCTCTTATTATATAAGTAATTCCAAGAAGTTTTGTTGATCGCCTTGGGAAATTTTGTCTTTAAAAAGGTGTTCAAAAGTTTCACTCCCATTTTTGTATATTGCGATATATACACATATTGATTTTATATTCAATTTAATCTACATCAACAATAGTCATACGCATAGTTTTAGTTAAGTTATTTCTAGAAGGATATGTGTATTTATTGGTAAAAGTATTTAAAAATGATAAAGAATTATCTGTATCTTTAATAAATGTTTCGTTTTTTACATGTTTTTTTAAGAAATCAAGAAAACTAAACAAATTTTCTGTTGTCTTCTTGAAATTAAATATTACATTTCCGTTATTTTTTTCGCACCATAATAAAAATTCTTCTTTATAATAGATTAATACACACTTTATAACATAATAAGCAAACACATTTGTATCTTCTTTATAATGCAAATTTCTTAAACTTTTGCTTATTTCATCCCCTTGAATTAAATTTCTATAGGTTAACCCCATATAATCTAATACTTTAACACATTGAAATAAAGAAAATATTTTTTCATAATGCAATATAAAATCTAAATATAATAAAAAAGATTTTTCATCTACTTTATCTTTTGTAAACGTATATGCACAATATACACTATGTAATAATGTTGCCCAAAATTCAGTGTATGACTCAAATAAATTTAAATCACTATTTACATCTATCAACTCCCTTTTAAACATATTGTTAAATTCTTCACTATGTAAATTATTAAAATCTAAACATAAACTGTGAAAGGTTTCGTGTATAAATAATTTAAACCATTCTTCTTGTCTATATATAAAAATGATTCCATTTTTTTGACAACCATATGTTAATCCAGAATTACATTGTAAAGCACACAATACCTTTAATCTATTATTGGGTAATGTTTTTTTTAATTGTGTTAAATACAAATAATATGTTAAAGATTCTGGTTTTTTTATTTTTTTCATAAATCCAAATAAAAAATTTAAATATATAAACACTTTTTTTATATGTTTATTATATTTGTTTAAATCCGCATAATTCTTTTTTGAAAAAATACTGAATATTAAATTTACTTTAACACCACATACATTAAAATTTACATTCAATAATCCCAATGTTTTATTTTTTATATGATATGAAATACTTTTGTCAATGTATTTTGAATCTAATAGATATATATCAGGTAAATCAAATATATTATGGACTTCTTTTACATTTTTTTTTATCCTATGTTTTTCATAATTTTCATATATACTTTCCGATAATATTAATTTTCTATAAAATTTTTTATATAACTTGTCTGTTTCTTTCTGCTTGTATTTGGTTTTATTATAATCATATTTTTCATATACATCAAAAAAATAACTCATTAAGTTTTGACTTATCTTTGAAAAAGGCATACTATATATATAAGATATAAATTGTTTTATATATATAATTATTTATTCATTAAATCTTTTCTAATTTCCATAGTTTCAGTGAACTCTATTGGTTGACTTCTTGCTACATGATGCATTAACTTTGCATCCTTTGTTAATAATAAAATTTTTCGCGCATGTTCACTTGTCCTATATTTCTCCATTTGCGCCCTCTTCATTACTCCACTTTTCTCCTTTTCCCAATTTCTTCTCTCTTCCATATTTAATTTCAACTTTCTTCCAGCTTTTTTTGCTAATCTAGGATCTTTATTTATTTTACTTGATTCATCATCCAAAGAGAACGACATATAATAATCTGAATCCTTTGTTTTAAACTTGTTTGCATGGAAATAATGCTCGACACTATTCCATCTCTTTCCATCTAACTGAAACTCCGCTACATAAAAGTTTGATAATACCTTTCTCCAATCTTTATTTTCCTTCATTTGTAATTCCGTAAAATCTGATACTCTTCCAGCTGGTATAATTTCACCACTTCCCTTTCCTGGAGCCTTATGTGCCGATTTTGAATGAAATAGAAATACAACTTCTTCATTATATAAACTATTATAAGTCTTCTTATTTCCCTCATCACTCTTTACACTTGTTTTTTTTTCCTCTTCCACATCCTCTTCCACATCATCTTTCACATCCTCTTCCACTTTACTAGATACATCATTTTTTTTATCACCCTCTACTGAATTCTTAAATTTGGGAATAAAGTTCCATTCAGAATTTTCACTAGTTTCCATACATTTTTCCCTTATTAATCTTTTTACATCATATGGCAATTCATTATATTTAAATATTCTTCTATCCTTAAATTTTACTAAATTAAAATGATTTTCATCCTCGTGTGACATTATTATATAATATGCCGGTCTAAATGCACCATTTTTTTTTATATGTTCTGGAAATTCCCCACCACAATTTAATACATTATCTATATTACCATTATCATAATTCTCTTTTGATAATACAATAAACTTAATATTTAATAAACCCTCTATTTTCTTTATAGCCCATTCATCAGCCCAATATGCAGTCGTTTTTATCACTTCTTTAAACTCCTCAATACTATTTATATTTTTCATTAGCTTAATTTCATCAAAATTTGTCTTCACTATTTCTAACTGTTCCGCCTTTTTTTCCTTATCCACTGTTAATTCTTTCTTCTCTTTCTTCCATACTGATTGATATTTCTTCGCCTCTGCAACTAATTTCATTTTTTCTTGTTGACTTAATGATTTATCCTGCGCTGCCGCTTTCTTTTCATTAAAACCATCGGATGCCGCCTTCTTCTTTCTCTTATACATTTTTTCTGCCTCACTTAAAGCAACCTTTGCTTTTTTTAATTCTTCACCAAACATATTATATCTCTCCACTCTTGTTTGATATGTTTTTTCATCTACATGATCTACTAATATATTCCTTAACTCACTTATCTTTACACTCATTGGTATACCCAATAATGATTCTTTTAATACACTAAAGAAACAATCACCATTTCCAGGAACAGTTTCAATATCATAATTCATGTTATTCATAAATCTTTGGATCCAATATATTGTATTTGAATTATCAAAACCTTCTTTTTCAATTTTACTTTCTTCTTCACTATGAATATCCGCCAAATTTTCTGTATCATCTGGAAATGGAAAATTTAAATCACTTTTACTTGATTCCGTGCTCAACTTCTCAACACTTTCTTCAATATCTTCTTCAACATATCCATCATCTATTTCTGGTATATTTATTCCCTTTACTTTATCCATTATATAAGCTTTTGTAACAAATCCGAAAAGTAAAGGTTCGTCAAATTTTTCTAGGTCAAAATCCCTATCTACATCATACATAGTTGGTTCCTTTTCCATTTCAAACTCAAATAAACCTATTTTACTAATAACCTCATTTTCATTTACTAAATAAATAGGAACAAAATATACTCCCTTTGATCCTTGCGTTTTATTTAGTTTACCCAAAGCTATTAAACAATTTTGATCATGTATTTCGGCTATAAACATTGAAGCCGTAAAATCTGTATCCTGTTCATCTACTGATTTTACCTCAATATAAGATATTGAATTGTCTATTACTGAAACAACCATTATACTTTATCTTAATATTTAAAAAAATTTTTAAGTATTTATAATTAGATATTTACTTAAGTAATCATCATTTTTTATTGATTCCAAACAACTCCATAAATATTTTCTATTATTAACTATTATATTATTATCATCGTCTAATTCATAAATCACTATTTCTTGAACCATTTCTCCTTTGTTCTTCTTTCTTACAGAAAATCCATAATATTTCATTATATGTTTTAATTGTTCTACTGTATAATTTAAATTATAATCTATTTCTGATGCAATATAATTATCCATGTTATTGTTTAATTCCATTTTTTCACATTTTTCGTTCACCATATTTATTATATCCTCGACACTACATTGTTGTTCTTTTATTTTACAATCAACAACCTTAATACCTATATTTCTCATTTTGTTAAAATATAATTAATTATCTTTAATTATATTTTATTAATCTTCCATCTGTTCCAATAAATCCATATATTTAAATTTAGTTTTTGTTGTTAATGATTTATAATTCTTCTTCTTCGCTGTTGACATTTTTTCTATATGATTTTTTACTTCACTCCAATTCTCATAATTATTTAAATCTTTTACACCTTCTAATATAAATATAAGTAAATTTGAAACAGTTTCTTCTACTACTTCTACCTTATTCTCTTGTAATATATTTTCTTCAACATTTTGTATAAGTCTAAAAATTAAATCCATTATTTGTCCCTTCTGAAATACACCATATTTCATTAAATTTGTGAAAAATAAACTCATTGTCTTTCTATTCTCATTTTCCTTGTTATAATCACAATATAAATTATAGTCTGTATCTGGATCTACGTATTTAATTTCATCAAATATTTTTCCATATGTTTTATAATGTTCATCACATATTAAACTAAATTCTACATAAATAATAGATAATTCATTATACAATTTTGCATATAAATGTGAACAAAATTTATTCTTTGATCCAATATTAAAAATTAATGCTCCAATATTAACACTTTTGAATTCCTCGTCTGTAAAATCATCCTTTAATTTCTTCACCTTTTCAATAATTTCTACCTTTACTTCATTATAAGATTTTTCCGTAATCTTATTCAATAAACAACGAATATCATCCTTTGCCTTCATAATTCCATCCTTATTCATATTTATAACTGTTGTTTTGAAATTTCTGATTGCCGCCCAATCATCACCTGTGATTTTTTCTGGTTCTCGTCTATGATGATGATTGTTCTTCTTAAAATTTGGTGTCTTTCTATAACTTGGTGCACCTACCTTGTGTGCAATAAAATTTATTACATTTATTACATCAGTTTGTAATTCTATATCCAAATTATTTAATACGAATTTTATTTCTTCTGGTTTTATCCTAGTTCTCATTTTATTTAGTTTATATTATTGGGTTCATTTTAAATCAATTTTAAATAAATAAAATTGAAAACACACTTAAACGAAAAATAATACATATATTTAAGAATGAGTAATAAAACAGTGCAAACTTGGGAAGATGAATCATTAGATTTGAAAGATAATTTACTGCGAGGAGTATATGCCTATGGTTTTGAAAAACCGTCGCCTATACAAAAAACTGCTGTTCCAACAATGATTTCGGAATCAAAGGATGGAGAACGGCGTGATATTATTGCACAGGCACAGTCTGGGACAGGAAAGACTGGTGCATTTACAGTGTCAACACTACAAATTATTAACGAATCTGAAAAAAAGACTCAAGCTCTTATACTTGCGCCAACACATGAGTTGGCGAACCAGATTTGTCATTGTGTAAATGAACTTGGAAGATATTTGAATATTACAGTTCAACTTTTGGTTGGTGGAACATCTGTTGATGGAGATAAAGATAAATTAGATAATGATACACCACATGTTTGTATTGGAACACCGGGTAGAGTTCATGATATGATTCGTAGAAAATATCTAAAGGTAAATGATTTAAAGGTATTAGTTTTGGATGAAGCAGATGAAATGCTATCTACTGGTTTTAAAGAACAAATGTATAAAATATTTCAGTTTATGCCAAATAATATTCAGATTGGATTGTTTAGTGCAACAATGCCTGTAGAGTTAAAGGATGTAGCAGCTAAGTTTATGAGAAATCCACATCAAATTTTGGTGAAAAATGATAATTTAACATTACAAGGAATTGCACAATATTATATATCACTGGATGATGATCATCAAAAGTATATGACTATTAAAGATTTGTTTTCACAGCTATCTATTGCACAGGCAATTATTTATTGTAATAGCACAAAAAGGGTTGATGATTTGGCACAGGCTATGGAAGAAGATGGATTTCCGGTAAAAAAGATTCATGGTAAGATGGATGAAAATGAAAGAAAAGAAACACATAAAGAGTTTAAATCGGGGGCATCTCGTGTTTTAGTCACTTCTGATTTGTTTGCTAGAGGAATTGATGTTCAACAGGTGAGTATTGTTATTAATTTCGATGTTCCTAAGAGTGAACATACATATTTGCATAGAATTGGGCGTTCTGGTCGATGGGGTAGAAAGGGGGTTGCTATTAATTTTCAGACAAAATATGATGGAGCAAAGTTGAAGCACTTCCAGGAATATTATAATACGCAAATTATGGAAATGCCCTCAGATTACGCTAGCCATCTAGGATAATTGATCTTTTAAAATATAAATTTTTATAAAATTAATTTTTTTATATAAATTTAATAACACTATATTAATAGGTGTATACATATTTTATTCGTAATAAAATAGACTCTTTTTTCTATTAATTTATAAATGTTAGATTCTATATACAATAATTTTAAATTACCCATTCAATATTTGGAAGGTTCAAAACAAATTATAGAAAATTTAGATCCTGATTTAGAATTAACAAAAGCTAATGTTGGTAGTGAATTAAGTGTTTACCAAAGTATATTAAAACCACAAACCATTTTTGGTAAACAATGTATAAAACCATTTGCTAGCCATTATACTACAAATGTTAACTATTTACAAGATACACAAAAACTTTGTAACACTATTCAAACAATACCTCTGGAAAAAAATTTAATTGAAAATACTTGGAACACCTTTTCCGAAATTAAAAATAATAATAGTTTTTTAGAAACTTTTCAATACATAGATTGGTCCTATTTTAAATGGATGAATCATATTTCCACCTTTTTGTTAATTCTTAGTTTCTATAATTTGGCCTCCCCAGTTATTAATCTCGCAGCTCCAATGTTTGTATTAATAGTGCCTTTTTTTTTGTTAAAAGCTATGCAAATACCTGTTACTATGCATACATATTATACTATTTTAAAAGAACAACTCAAAAAACATACCGTTGGACAACTTTTTACTCAATGGGGATCAGTGAATATAACAAAAAAAGGTTATCTACTGTTTTGCTTTAGTATGTATTTTTATAACATATATCAAAATATACTATCTTGTAAAAAATTTTACAATAATTCAACATATATTACAAATACTTTTGATACATTTAGAAATTATTTAGATTATAGTATCGAAACAATGACTTATTATCAAAATTTAGTTCAAGACTATCCTTCTTATACATACTTTTCCGAAAATCTTGAATATCAAAAACAAAATTTAATTACTTATTATAACAATATCATTAATTTACCACAAAAGTTTTTATCCTTTAAAAATGTTGCCTATATTGGTATAACTATGAAAAACTTTTATGTAATTTATGATGATGATGAATTTAAAGATACTATTAATTATAGTTTTGCTTTTAATGGTTATGTAGATGTTATGATTAATATATCTCAAAATGTTAAAAATAAAATTATGAATAAAGTAAAAATACTTGATGATAAAAAAACTAAACTAGTCTTTAAAAAACTATACCATCCATTATTAAAAGATAAACCTATTAAAAATAATATTTCTTTGCGAAAAAATAAAATTATTACCGGTCCTAATGCATCTGGGAAAACTACTATGTTAAAATCTACTATTATTAACTTACTTTTATGTCAACAAGTTGGTTATGCTTATTTAGATTCTGGAACTGTTACACCTTTCCATCATATACATTGTTATATGAATATACCTGATACAAATGGACGAGATTCATTATTTCAAGCCGAAGCACGGAGATGTTTAGAAATATATAATACTATGCAAAAAAAAAGTGATGAAAGACATTTTGCAATTTTTGACGAATTATATTCTGGAACGAATCCATATGAAGCAATTAGTAGTGCTTATGCTTATTTACATACAATATCTAAAAATAAAAATATTAAATTCATTTTAACAACACACTTTATTAAATTATGTGAATTGTTTGAAGAAAAGAAAAATAAACGCATTGAAAATTGTTTTATGAATACAACCATTACTGATAATTATGATCCAATATATGAATATAAAATTAAAAAAGGTATATCAAAAGTTAAAGGTGGTATATGTGTATTAAAGCAATTGAATTATCCAACAAAAGTTATTGAAAAAACGCGAGCTATTTTAAATAATATTTAGTTCGTATAAAAAAAAGTTTTTTAATCTTTTAAGAAATTAATAATATGAGAGAATTAGTTTTTAGCGTAGGAATAACATTTCTAACCGGAACACTTTTATTTGTTTACTTTAGAAATAAAATAAGTAACATCGATCGAAAAGTAAATATGGTTTTTGAAACTATACAAGAACATAATAATAGAATGCAACAAGAAGCTCAAGAGGAAATGAAACGATTTCAAATGTATCATACAGAGAAAATGCAAGGAAATAATGATGAATCAGAATTACAAATACCACAAGATGAAAATATAGAAAATTTAACTCAATCACCAACTAATTTGATTGATGTATCTGAACAAGATAGTGACTATAGTGATAGTGATAGTGATAGTGATAGTGATGCTGATGATGCCGATGATGCTGGTGATGCTGATCATGCTGGTGATGCTGATCATGCTGATTTTTCTAGTGAAAACAAAAATAGTGAAGTTACTTCAAATGATATCATTTCAAACTTATTAAATGATGGTATTCAAGAAGTTATTGTTGATGATAAAGTTGAAATAATCGCTTCTGCTGGTGAAGATAATGATACTACAAATGATGGTCTTCAAATAATGGAAGAAAAACTTAATATCAAAAGTTTAGAACCTTTAGTAAATTTTAATAAATATACCAAGGCTCAATTAAGAACTATTTGTGAAGAAAAAGGATATACTGGATGGAAAAGTTTAAATAAAGGTAAACTTGTCACATTTTTGAAAAATCAATAATAAATTTTATCTTTATCATATATAAATATGAGTTGGTCTACATGTTACTCTGGAAGTAATAATATACATAAAAATTTACCACCGTTGATGTCAGATTCAAGACAATTTACAAAGTATGATCCCAATTGCGAAGCAAATAATAGATTGAAGAAAAGTTTGCAATTACAATCCAATTATGATTACAGACAATATTTAATTAATAATGGTATGTCTTTAGCTGAAAAAAATAATAATACAGCTTTACAAACGAATATTAACTCTAAGGTTGGACACGATTCTTTGAATCATCATGAAAAATATATATTTAATAATGTTTTTGATAATAATCGCCCATTCGGATATGAAGGATCCGATCTTAAAAATATTTATCTTTCTAGAAAACAATTACAATCACGCATGGATACACCTTTCATCAAGATGAATTAAAAAAGTATTTAAACTTAATAAAGTCATTGTATATATGAACATATTAAGTATTGACGTAGGTATAAAACATTTAGCAATTTGTATGTTATGTTACAAAGAAGACAAATCATATTCTATAGATTGCTGGAATGTTTTGGATTTATGTAACACCAAAAAATATATATGTTGTGCGAATCAAAAAAATGGGAAAAAATGTAATAATAATGCCAAATTCGAAAAAAATGGAAAGCTTTATTGTAAAAAACACTCCAAAGAAAGTGGGTTCTCTGTTCCCTCTTCTGACTTAAACCCAAAAAAAATTAAAAATTCCAATATGAATAAATTAAGACAAATTATAGAAAAACATAACATACCCTACATTTATGAAAAAAGCAAAAAAATAACACGGAAATTTCAAATGATTAACTCCATTATTGAAACTATAGAACTAAAATACTTAAATCATTTAAAAAATACTAACAAAAATGCGAATCATTTAAATATGGTGACATTAGGTGTAAGTTTGAAAGAAAAGTTTAAAAATATATTAGACTATAGTTCTATACATACAGTATTAATAGAAAACCAAATAGGACCTATTGCGTTGCGTATGAAATGTTTACAAGGCATGATTATGCAACATTTAATAGAAAATAATGTTACAAATATTATTGAAGTATCGTCGGGAAATAAACTAAAAGACTTTTTAGATGGAAAGAAAACCACATATTCAGAACGTAAAAAAATTGGAATAAATGTAACACGAGAGTTATTACATAAACATAATGTATTGAGTGGGTGGATTGAAGAATTTAATAAAAACAAAAAAAGAGATGATTTAGCTGATTGTTTTTTACAAGGATTATGGTATATTAATAATAAAATCTGAAGTATGGTAGAAATTCTTCAAATAAAATATATATTATGCGTAATACTTAAAATTAAATGTTCTTTAATTAAATATAATGGAAGAAATCAGTCTTAATGTTGAATCTATTGAAACACCAAAATTAGTTGTTAAAGAAAAAGGTGAGCAAGGAACAATCAAAATTTCTGGTGTGCCTGAAAATGTTTCAAAGAAAAGTGTTAATTTTGGACCTGGTTTAGATCTTCTTATGAATCCTAATAGACAATCTAGACCTGGTAGTCCAAAATCTGAAGTAAAACTTAGCGATTTGTCAAACTTAGATGCTGAATTAAATAAAGATTTGAAAAGTCCAAAAGAAATGAGAGATAAAATATTTAGCAGTGGGTTTTCAGCGCAACCATCTTCTCCGAATAATATAAATGTTACAAATAATATTAAACCATTAGGTCCACCAACAATTAAATTAAATAGTAATCCTTTAGATAGTAACTTAGGAAAAAAAGCTAATAGTTTAGATGGAAATGATTCAACTTGGGATGGTATGAAAAAGTTTAATAATATTCCTGTAAATCCCGAAGTTCCTATTGAAAAACCTAAATTATCGAATCAAGAATTATTGAAACAAAAACTCATGATTTTAAGAAAATTGGAAGCTTTAGAAAAACAAGGAGTCAAATTAAGTAAAAAATATAGTATGGATTCTAATTTGGATGAAATGAAAGGAGAATTTGAAATGATCAAATCAGAAAAAGAGAAAAAGAGTAGTGTTAAGTTTCAAGGTAAAATGCTAATGGCAATGGTTTCAGGATTAGAGTTTTTAAATCAAAAATTTGATCCATTTGATCTTAAACTTGATGGATGGGCTGAATCTGTTCATGAAAATGTTGACGATTATGATGATGTTTTTGGTGAACTTCATGAAAAATATGGAGGTAAAACAAAAATGGCTCCAGAACTTAAACTCCTATTCATGCTTGGTGGTAGCGGTTTCATGTTACATATGACTAATACAATGTTTAAGTCTTCGGTTCCTGGTATGGATGATATTATGAGACAAAATCCTGAACTTATGCAGCAATTTACACAGGCTGCTGTGAATACCATGGGACAAAATAATCCTGGATTTGGTAACTTTATGAGTGGTGTTATGGGTGGTGGTCCATCTCAAATGCCTCCTATGGGTGCACCACCAGGTCCAAATACTGCATCAAGGCCAGATGTAAAAATGGCTAGGGGAGGTCCAACATTTAGTGAAATTCCATCTAATAAATCTAGACGACCAGAAATGAAAGGACCTAGTGGCGATGTTAATAGTCTTCTAGCAGGATTAAAAACAAAAAACATTAATATTGGAAAAGATAGTAGTAGCACTGTTAGTGTTGGTGAATTAAAAAACATGAAAGATAGTTTAGATGCGCCAAAAAAATCTCGTAGAAAAAAGAGTGAAAGAAATACAGTCTCACTTCAATTATAAGTTTTTAATAATCCATTTGTTTCTTTCATTCACAATGTCTTTACACTCAACAATATAATAATATAATCGTTCTAAACAACCGTAATTTCGCATCATTATATATATATATATATATATAATGGTTCTTGGATTTATACTATATGAATCTTTAGATATTGTTTATAATGTTGGTAAAATAGGTTATAATGGTGTTACTGGAATGTATAATTGGTATTATGATGTAAAAACTGAAGATCAAGAAGAGATTGAACGTTTAGATCGGTTGGAAAATAAGATTGATAAAATATCAAAGTTATTTGAAGATAATGATTTGAAGGAAAAAATACATGAATTAAATCTTAGGATCAAAGATAAATAATTATCTTCTCCTAGTATTTCTTCTCCTTCTTTTTTTTCTTCTTTTTTTTGTTTTCTTTTTATGTGATTTTCTTCCACCCATATATTTTTTTTCCATTATTGTTCTTGTCCCCTTATTTCTTTTCTTCTTTTTGGTTTTTTTATTTCTTTTTCTAACAAAACCGAAAATACTACCCACGGTTGACTTTAACTCATCCATAGATTGTTCACATCTAGGACCTATTCCTAATTTTGCACCTAATTCATCATCTGATTGTATATAAAATTTTGTTTTTACTATAATTCTGGGTATGTTTCCAGTTGTTATACTTTTGGATGCATACCTTTTTAACAATGAACGTAATTTATTTCTTTGTTCATCATTTTCAAAAATTGACATATCAGCAGAATCAGTTATAAATGTTGATAATAATCCTGGATCATCATTACGACCAATTATTTGTCTTATTATATATAATTGTTCTATTAATGGTCTTAATAAAAATTTATTATTTTTTTCTACCATAAAATCAAAAAGATTAGATTCGACTATTTTTCTTACCCATTCTTTTTCGCGTTTTTCGTCAACTGAATTTAAATCTTGGCGAAATGTTTTTTTTATCATCTCATTTGTTAAAAACATACTCCAATTTTTTAATCTATTTTTATCACTATTTGTGTTTCTTAATATTTTTCTTTTTTCCATCACAGCTCTAGCATAACGTGATGAATCTCTGATTTTTGTATTTCTACGTAAATCAACTAAATATGCACGAGATGCATTTAATAAAGAATCATCTGAACGCAATCCTTCTTGTATATAAAATTCTCTTTCTAATTCATCTAAGAAAAAACCACTTTCTTTTGATTGAACAGCATCTGCCACATCCAATGACACTATACTGAATTTTTCTATTTTATATTTTTTTGTAGGTTTTTTATATGTTTTTATAGAACAACTTTGTAATGGATCAACCGTTGTAACTACATCTCCTCTTTGAATAACTTTTTCTTTGCTTTTATCTACAAAAAAACTCTCTTCTCTATTTCTATGCTCCCAACTTTCATAGTTTTTTGAAGTTTTATCCACATATTTTGGTTCAAATTCTAACCCCCGTTTAAATACTCTCTTTAATAAGATTTTTGTTCTTTTTTCTATTAATTTTTTTTTTTGGGGTTGAGTTAATCCTTGTAAATCAGATTTTTTTACACTTACCATTAATACCTTTTCAGGTATACGTTTTATTTTTGATCCATCTACAAATTTCATTTTTCTTTTTACTACATCTCTTCGATTTCCTTCCACTAAATTCATTCGTCTCTCGTCCTTTTCATCTTCATCTAATACAAATACTAAATCATACTTTTTTTCTTCTAAAGGATGAGTTCCTCTCTTCTTTTCATCCCATGCTTTTATTTTTTCTTCCATATTTAAAGGTTTATGCACAGTTACAACTGTTGCTTTTAATCCGTTATTTGGATGACGCGGTTTATCCTCATTGTTATATATTACTGTATCTCCTTCATATACCTTTTTTGAACTATATGATTCCATACTAGAAAAAGATGGTATTTCTGAGCCAAAGAAGTATATGAAATTATTTTCCTTACCCCATTTTCCTCTCTGTAATTTATTTAATTTATAATAAAGTCTCACTCTATAATTTTCAACTCTCATTTGTTTACTAATATAAATAAATGAGATTAAATTTTATTTTTTTTTATTTTTTGCTTTTTCTAATATTTTTATTGCTTGACTTACTTCATCTTCTGTCACTTTGCCATCACCATCTAAATCTAATACATCTTCAAATTTTTTCCAATTTTCAGGTAAAAGACAAAATCTACTATTTTCATTAAATAAATGCTGTGTTAAAACTATAAATATTGTAGTTAAAATTAAAGAGGTTATTATATCACGGGTCCCCATCCAACATATTGCAAACACTAAAATTTGATGACCAATAGAATTTCTTAAATATGCCTCTTGAGTTTTACTTAACTTAATTGTAATATACTTTGATCCAATATTTAACATTATCATCACCATCCCCGCAAAAAATTTACTATTATTAAGAGAATTAATATAATAAGTAATCGGATTTAATTTGAGTTTTTTTTTTACCATAATAATATCTATTTATATTTTTTATTTTAGAAAAACCTAAAACATACTAAAAAAACCGCGCTTATGTCTATAATATTTTTCACCTCGAGACATATTACTAGATAATTCACCTTCTATTTTTATTAATCGATCTAAATTTAACTTATTTCTATAATCATGATGTTTAGGAACATCCTGATTTATATTATACTTTCCCATTATTCCATCACTTGTTACATTTTCGAAAAATCTTTCATAATTTACCTTACCCTGTATACTTTTATTCGTAACATCCATTGGAACATATATTGGTTTGTTAACATATGGTGTCACAGGTGGTAATACTGAAAACATTCCTTCTCTGAATCTTAATCCACATATATTATTTACTTTTGAATACAATAAAAATACACACATAAATATACAAATTAATGTATTAATATTTTGTTGACTCGCATATATTAATGCACCTGCACATAAAATACGAAATACATTTAAATAAATGACATTATCTAAAAAGTTAAAAAATGAACAAGGTATTATATATATTACTATTAATGCAAACAAATATAATTGCAACTTATTTTTTTTCTTTAAATTAATCATATTCTATATTTAATATAAACAATTATTATATTTTCCGTTTAAAACATAAAAAAAAATCTATATTTTTTATAAAGATGTCACTGAACTTTTCGGAAATAAATTTTAATGATAATAATAAAAATAAAAAGAAAAAAAATGTAACATTGAAAACAGCAAAAAAACCTCACGAAAAAATACAATTGTCTCATAGTTCAGGTAATTTAGGACAACATTTCCTAAATAATAATGGTAGTTCTGATGATGATGATTTAGGCGATTTTCATAATGAACAAAAAGTAAATATGCCCGCACCTCCACAAATTACTAATTTTCCTACCCCAAAAATAAATGATAAACCTCTTGAATATAAACCCAATATTGATTCATATAGTGCTACACAATCAAATACTAACTCATCATATTATGAACACTTTGTTCCCAATTTTCAAAAATTAGCGGATTCTCAAAATTTAAATGGTGGGCAAAATGAACTTATGACAAAGTTAAATCATATTTTACATTTACTTGAAGAACAACAAGATCATAAAACTTCCAATGTTACAGAAGAACTTATTTTATACTTGTTTTTAGGAGTTTTTGTTATATTTACTGTTGACTCCTTTACAAAAGTTGGTAAGTATACCAGGTAATTTTATCTAGGTAAATAGTAATAATTTTTTAACATTTATTAATATTTATATATATTAATGAGTAATATTACGAGTTGCCCAACAAATAGATTTAATTTTTCATCATCCAATTTTTCTTTATTTCCACAAAATTCTTCGTGTTTGGAAAATACACCCGTTGTATTTACACAAGATGCAGCTGGGACCGCGATTGATGATGAAGGAAAATGGCTGGTTGGGGGGAATACTTTTACTACTACTGGTGGTCCATCCAATCAAACATTCAGACGTCGGTATGTTCGAAAACAATGTCCAGTAACATTTAATATTGTTGTTGTTCCAAAATGGGTATTACCTAAAAATCCAATATTTAGAGATAATAGTATGGGACTAAAGAGAGGGCAATTATTTACAAATACTGCGTATAAACTTACAAAATCACAAAAAGTAAATATGTTGTCGAATAAAAGATTTAACAGATAATTCATAATTTTATATATGTGTTTAAATATATACATATATAATGTCGGAACACAAGCAAGATGGAAGAGAATTCTCCGGAAGAAGCATGAGACAGGGAATGTCGATGCGAACACAACCACCTTTGGCAGTAACTTTAGCAGCAATGCAAGATCTATCATTTGATGCATCATGGATTAGAGCAAAAGATAAAGCATTAGAAAGTGTATATGGACAACCAACGCCTAAAGATGCAAGTAGATTACCACAAAACAAAAAACTTTTTTTTAGTAATAATAAAGAAAAAATCTCAAAAATTAATTATGAAAAATTTGGACCGAAAAAATTACATCACAGAGCGCGTCATAATTTACAAATAGCGCATGATTTTTTTCCTATATTTTATGAAAAATTAAAATCACAGATAGAACCAACACTTTCTAATGCTAATAATTGTTTGGCGATGCTGGGAATGCAGGGGACGGCGACCCAAATGGCGCAGTCTGAGGCGAGGGGTTATCAAAGAGATGCTGCAAGGTATGGTGCAGAAGCAACAGCCAGTAGAGAGCAAATGAGAAAAGCGGTATTTGATGCGCGGATGGCTGGTGAAAGGGCTGATAAAGAGACGATACAGACGATGGAAGAAAGACAAGCTAGAGAAAGAGAGGCAAAGATATTAGTTGAAGCGCAGTCACAGGCAGCAAAAGCTATGAATGAAGAAAACGAAGAAATGAGGACGAGAAACATGGAATTGGAAAGAGAAAATATTAGACTTAATAAAGAAATGGAGTTGATGCAAGATAATCAAATCAAATTAGCTTCAAAAAATGGTGAATTAATGAAAGATAGAGCTGAATTAATGAAAGATAATTCAGAAATTCGGAAGAGAGCGTCGAGCAAGAGGGAACATGTTGGTATTCTTAATTTAGATTTTGGTAGCGTTGATGATAGTAGTGCTGCTGCCACCTCCCAGGCTTCAGCACCTCCTCCTCCTGCGAAAGGGGCAAAGGGAAATATGAAGAAGAAGACTAGAGGGTGGTCTTTGGGATCTTTTCGGAAAAGGCCAGGAGAAGGAGGAACGGGAAAAGGAACAAAGGGTGGAAAAAGAAAACGCACAAGAAAGAAGTGTAACAACCGTCGATTAAAGAAAAAAATGTTATGTGTAAGGGGAACTAAAAGAAGGTTAAAAAAGTTAAAAAAACATACAAAAAGATTGAAGCTTAAACTGACGCGTTGTAGTAAAAAAAGATTAGCAAAAAACTTCAGTGTAAGAAAAAAGAGAAAATATACTAGAAGAAAGTAAAAAATTTTATAGTTAAATAATTAAATTTTATAAAGTTTAATTAGTTGCGGCGAATCATTGGTGGTGGGGGACCATAAGATTGTCTTAAATTTAGCGAGGGAGGAGGAGGAACAGCTGATTGCCTTAGCGATGGGCTATTAAATGGACTTACTTGTTGATGAAATTGGCTTGGTGCAGATGATTGTCTCAAACATTGCGGGATCGTCTGCGGTGTTCCTGTTGTAGCGCTTCGCATCGCATTCATTGAACATCCTCTAAAAGCCATTTCAGATGTTTCCTCTCCTATATCTACTGACAATGACTGATCAACATTGAAACCATAACTTTGACCAATTGCAAGTGCATCCTGTCCAATTCCCAAATATATACAAACAATACCCTCCTTCTTTGCATCCTCAATAGCCCGCTTCAAATCAACATCCGAAAAGGTTGACGCATTATCATAACCATCCGAAAACAACTGAAACACACCAGAAACCTTCTTTGTCGGATGACTTTTAATATAATTCTGTATCCTCTTTCTCAACTTATTGATATCTATAATAGCCGTATCATATAGCTTGGTGCTTCCTCGCGGTCTACTCCATTCACGTGCATCTTCCATAGAAATTTCCACATCTTTCATATTTACATTCTCCATTCGTTTATACACATTTTTATCGAAAAATGTCACACTAATATATCCCTCCTGATTGTTATTATTAACTCCACTACACATTTCCTTGACCCACTCATAAACACCATTTGCTGAGGCATCTACCTGATTCGTCATAGAACCAGAACAGTCTCCGACATATGCTGCAAATACAACATCAGGTGGCACCTCAGGACGAATACTACTCTCATTACGCTTCACGTTTGCTAGACAGGATAGTTTATTCATTTTTTTTTAATTGATGCTTTTTTCTTGAATGTCTTATAATAATACTTAATTCTATTGAAATACATTTCAATTTTCTAATATAATAATAATACTTGATCCTTTTTGAAACTATTATAAACAAAGTTATAAAAATAAATATATGATGTATACATTTGTAATAGTTTATATTTCTTGACTTCTTCTATAAATATACTATTTTGACCAAGATCATCAATCAACAAACTTTTAATTTTAATACTATTAGAAATGTATACTATTGCATTATAAAATCCTTCAAGAAATAATTCTCGTGGTGCTTCACCTTGATATGATCCAACCAAAGTAATTGTATAAGAATTATTATGCAAAGAATGGTTGTTTTTAAAAAAATAGCAACACAGAAGTTTATTATTAACCAAATACACACATATGTTTATAATTTTTTGATCACATAAATATAACAATTGACTAAGATGAACATGTAGAAAACAATCAAAAACTTCATACAACTTGTAAAATGTATTCATAAATAATCGATAATTACTTGAATTTAATAATATTATTTTTACACCATTATAAGAATTTACAACCTTTCTTGGGAAAAATTTAATAGAATAAAGAAAGCTATTTATAGATATCAAAGAAGTAGAGATCTCTATTTTTTCGGAAGTTCTAAACACAAAAATTTTATCATTTACAGATTCAATATGTCTTTTAAAATGTGTATACAATGTTTTAAAATATGATAATTTATTTATACCACATATATAATCAAATGTATATAAATTCAAATTTTTATTATATAATCGACCTTCTAATGGTTTTGATACAATACTTCCGATGATTTTACTATTTTTTTTATGGTTTTCATAAAATAATGAAACAAAACACTTCTTATTATGTTTGGTAAAAAGAGATTGTAACTTCTTTGTATTAATTTTACTAACCAAGTCTTTATAATAAGTATAATGTTTATTTAAAAACCAACCCAAAACACATTTCTTCGTGTGATCTAATTCAATCCAATTACATGAATATATTTTTGATTCAAAGTATTTTGTTATTTTTGCATTGTTTACAATAAATCCCTTTTTACCCCATAAACGAGGATCATATTTATTATATATAACTTGATTTAACCAATACTTATTTTTATATTTGAATCTAAATATGTAATATATAACAAATACAAAAATAATTAAAATTATATAATGAAAGTAAGGCATAATTTTTTCACTTATACTAATGTTATATTGTCGAAGCATATATAACATTAATTTAAAAATTTATTATCTTTAAACCTAAACTTTTTCAAAAACATATAAATATTCATAAGGATATTGACAAGGACTCATATTTATTTTACCTTTTAACTTAAATCCCACATCTCGAGCCTTCTGTATTATTTCCTTTTGTGATTCCATATGATAATTATGTTCATTTTTAATTGCCTTATTTCCATCATCCTGTTTCATTGTTTCCATAAACATTGAATTTTCTCCATTTTCTATAAATTCACCTTTGTATTGAAAATCATTGAATTTAACAAAGCTTTTTGTTATGCGTTTCTTTGCAAAGCGTTGAGGATTTACTTTATATAAAGGATCAGCTGCTTCTATGCGCGGATCGAACTTATCTCTATTTACAAGATGAATAACCATATATCCATGTGGCTTTAACCAAGCATATATATTGTGAAATGCAGCTCGTTTATCTTGAATATAATAAGGTGTCATAAATAACATCATACAATGAGTAAAATCACCATTATTAAACTGATTACCATGCATCACATCTGAATTATAAAATTTACAACTTGGATAATTCTTTTTCGCCTTATTTATCATTTCTATTGAAGAATCTATACCTACAGTATCTATTCCTTTATTTGTAAACATATTTACATGATGACCTGTTCCACAACCAATATCTAATATACGACTTTCTTTATTTATTTTTGTTGCTCTTACTATTTCTTTTATTTCATACTTATTTTTTGTCTTATCCAACATAAGTGAATCATAGATTGAACAATAAAATTTTGTCCATATATCATTTCCTTTATTAAAAATGAAATCACTGTTCTCTAAATTTTTTTCAACTACATCTGTTATTGATGATCTTTCATAATTTACATTTTTAGCACCATGAACAATTGTATTATTTGGCTCCTTTTTCTTCTCATCCAAAGGCACATCTTCCTTATATCCATATTTTGGTAATTCATTTAAATCTCTATCAGTTTGTTCTCTATTTGTTATTTTTATTTTTTTTTTCATTTTTAAGTTTCCTTGAAACCCCTCCAAAAATCCACCTCGAAGAGTCGTAAATCCCTCATATTTGGGTTTGTATATGTAGTATATATGATAAATGAAAAATAGTATTATAAAAAACAATAAAATAACTACAGAAGTTTGTATTTCCATTATATGTATAATGTTATTATTTTTTATGTTAAAATAATATAATGAATCCAAATGATATAAATGATAAAAGAAGTATGAAAGAATTCAGAGGTATTACGTTTTCAAAGTTTAAAAAAACAGATGCAAAAAAAGAATTCCTAAAATCCATAAATGATGGAAAAATAGAACAATCATGTTATTGGCTATGTGAATTCATATGTGCAGGTCATTTTTCAGAAGTTTGGGACTTAATTATTATTACTATCAGCAAAAATATACATTTAGGAAATCCTAAATTACCTATTTATATTGAATTAAGGTTTAATGATTTCAAAAATATTATTCATAATGGTTATATCGGTAATGAATTAAAAATGAGAAATAATACAAAAATCAGAAATTTATTTGCGGAAGTTATCAGTATTATGTGTTTATCTAAAAAAAAATTAGCATTTTCTAATATAAAAATAGCAAAAGAAGATTATAATATTACAAATATATCTTTCAAGTTAAAAGCCGATAATATAAATTATGCACAACGTATATATAAGACGGAGGATCCTAAAGAATTATTTATTGCAGTAAATGAATTTGCGTATCATTTAAGTAAAAACTCAAATAATTTACAACAATCTTGTTATTGGTTGGAATGGATGTTAGGATACCAAACTTTATGTTATAAGGAAACAAAGGTGATAAAACAGGGAGGTAGAAGGCAAATGCCAGTAGCTAGTAAAGATCAGAAAGACACAATATGGATGTTGTGGGAAATTATATTATTTGAGGCTCAAGATAGAAATAAAGTTGTATATAAAATTGTGAATTCGCTATTAAATTTGTATTGTATTAAATATACAAGTGGTTGTAAAAAAAAGAGAAAAGATCTTATTTATTTTGCTATATCACTTGTTACCGAAAAACCTAACTTAAATATTCCAATATCAAAAAATGATAATATTACTAATCAAATTGTTAAAAAAATTAATGTTATTTATAGACAAATTAAAAAAAATGAAATAAAACCAGATACCGATTACTTATTCAATAATTCATTTACAGGTGGTAACTTAGAAAAAACTATTTCAAAACTTGACAAAATGGATAAACTTATGGGTATGGTTACAAGAAATAATTAATAAACTATGTCTAGTAATTCATTAATTTGAATATCCCAAAATTTATTAAAATCTTCCTTAAATTTAATCCTTAGATTCTTATGAACTTCTGTTTCTTCAAAATTTAATCTAGCACCTCGACTTTTTACATAATCCTTCCATTTTCTTATTTTTTCATATAAAATTGCCATTTTAATTTCTTCTTCATTTTCTGAAGATATTAAATACAAAAACTCTTCTTCTGACAAATCTTCATATCCTACATCTTTTTTAATTCGTATATTATTCATCATAAAATTAATTTTCTTGTAATTTTTGTTTTTATCACCACACACAGGTAATACATTCCATTCATCATTAAATCCACGTTTTTTTGTGTGTTTAAAATAACCATTGATTTCATATAAATGATCCCCTACACCTTTTGCAGGTTTTCCAGTTACAAAACATTCTTTATCGCTTTTTATTTCCAATATTTCTAATTTCTTATTTAAATCTTCCTGTGTAAATATCGGATTTGGATTTTTTATTAACTCTACTTTACTTATGATTTTTGTCAAATAATAACTGCTATCACTCCACCTACATTTAGCACTACGTTCTTCACTTTTAATTCTATTTCTTAAATAATAATTACTTTTTTTAATAGATGATAACATTTGTTTGTCACCTGGTATCATTTCGATTTCGATAAAATCTATATTTTCTAATTTTATTTTTTTAATTTCACTATGTATATCAGTATTCAATACTATTTTTTCTTCCCATTTTTCAACAATAAATAATGTAAAATCTATACGTTTTCCATTATTTTCAACAGTATGACAATGATTATTATTTTCAAAAGGTTTAATATCTTCTATATTTACTTTTATTTGTAATTCTTCATTTAGTTCTCTTTTTAATGCTTCCTTTGGTGTTTCTCCCTTTTCTATTTTTCCTCCCGGAAATTCATATAAATTTGGGAAATTTTTTAGTTGACTAGCTCTTCTAGCCAAAAAGAGATGTTGATCCTTAATTAAAACACCCCCAACAACCTTTATCATAATTTTATTATATTTCACATTTACTAGTTATAATTCAATTTAATTAAAAATAATATTAAAATGAACTCAACTAAATACTATATAAATGTCTACAAATGATATGTTAAATCAACCTGTATTCGATAAATCTTCAGCATTGGATCTTATATTTGGATTTTTACAAATTGCTCAAAGAAGAGGAGCCTTTTCTTTCCCAGAATCAGCAAAAATTTATGATTGTATTCAACATTTTAATGATTTTTTTCAACCAGCTGAAGAAAATGAGGAAGCTAACGAGGTAGCTAACGAGGTAGTTGACGAGGTAGATGACGAGGAAGAAGACGATGTAGATGAAGAAAATGTGACAATTGAAGAAAATGATGATCCACCAACATTTCCGGTTGAAACATTAGGTAATTTCGAAGATGATAAATAAATATCGTCCAATTAAAAGCTACTTTTACCTTTTGGATCATAATGTGGATAAGATAATGTTAACTCTTCCCCAGCTTTAATATTTCTACGCGCCTTTAATCCACGTTTAGCTAAATATACATTATGATTTGGTCTATTATCATTAGTAAAAGCAACAAAATTTCTATTTTTTTTTTGGTTAATAATTTTATTGTTGCCAAAAGCCTTTAAACTATAAGTAAAACGAAAATCATTCCCATATTTTTTCACAAATTTATTCCAATCCATAATTTGTGATTTCATATGATTATATGGACATATTGCTTGATCCTTTTTGAAAGGTATTTTTGTAAATAATCCATAACCATGAATTTTTGATTTTTTAACCTCTAAATCATAATCAGCAGGATTATCCATAATTCTTTTTCCATGTAAATTAATATTTTTTGGTTTAAATTTATGATCAGAACTCCAAGTTCTTCGCGCCTTTTTCTTGACAGTTTTATTTTTTTTTTGTGCCCTTTTTTTTGTTTTTTTATTACGCACCCTTTTACGCTTAGTTTTACCCATTATATATTTTAAAAACATTATAATATATATTGATAAATTAAATACTTTGAACTCTTTCTCGTGATAATTTTTTTCTTTCTAAATCTGCTTCCACCAATTCTAATACAGTTGATCTTTTCTGTTCCTTTAAATTTAATATTGATTTTACTCTTTCAGATTGTAATTCTTCAAATCTTTTGTTTTCAGTTTTAACATATGATTTTAACACTTTTAACATAATTCTACATATTGTATTATTGACAATTTGAAATATTTTTATGATACCACCAGATATACCTATTATTTCTATTGTTGTTTCTTGAATAACTGATTTATATAACCAATATTCTGATAGACCACCAACTAATAAAGTATTTGTAATAATTAATACCCAAACAAATATACACTCAAATTTTTTCTTTACCTTTTTATTTACATCATAATTTGGTAATTTTTTTTCATCTATAAATATGTCTTGATAATACAAAGGTTTTGATGCAGTATAATATACTATTTTGGGAAAATTCCAAAATAAAATAAAGAAACAAGCAGATACAATAATTGGAAAATAAATAATTGTTCTAACATTATCAAAAAACACTGTTATTATACCAAATGACAAAGGAAGAAAAAAACGCTTTATTTTTATTTTCTTTTTACAACATTTTACAGATATATCAAAGCAACATTTTTCACACATTAAATATATTTAAATCTTATTTACAGTTTAAATATATTTGTTAATAGTATTAGCTTAAGATTTTAAGTATAACGAAATATGTATATTAAACCAATCCACGAAGACCACCACCACCACGTGATCCACCATTTCCACCATTCTTTCTTGTAGTATTCATTAAATTACTTTGAAATCCAACAATAGATGCCTTTCTACTAGTTTTATGTGATAAATCATACGATTGAGATCCTCTAATTTGAGAAATTTCCTCTTTTTTTGCTACACGTAAAATTTCACTAAATTCAACTTCCCCTGTAACAAGCATACCATTAAAATATTGTTTCACACCATAACCATTGTTCTGATTTGTTTTAATTTTAGCACACTCTTCTTGGTCATCATCATGTTTTTTAAAAATAATATGTGTTCCTACTTCAAGTTCTCGAATGTTTACACTTTCTTCACCACTCATTTATACTATAAATAAATTATTTTTTTTTTAAATTAATATTTTAGTATTTTATATAATGGGAAATTGTTTTTCAAAAATTTGTTATAATCCAAGAACTGCACCGAAACCAATACTAGAAATACCAAAAATACATAAAGAAGAAATTACTATCGAATACATACCATTAATTAATCAGTATAAGACATAACAAAATTTAATGTTTATATTGTGTATATGGAAACTTTAAAAAGTTTAAATCCTTTACAAGAGAAAAGCTCAACACAAAATATAGTAGATTCTGTTAGATCTTTGAATCCTTTACAAGAAAAAAGTAATACCGAAAAAGTTTTAGAAAAATTTTCATTTACTCCCAGTAATGATAACATTGAATTTAATATGAATTCTAATTCAGGTGGTAGTTGGATGACTAGAATATTTCTTTTAATTATTATAGTTATATTGATGATTATTACATTTGGAGCATATTTAGTAAAAGGAAAAACGGAAGGTTCAAAAACATTGAGAACAGTATTTTCAAAGGGTGGAGGTGCACTTATGGATACAATGGAACAAACATTTAATAAATTTGTTGAAGGCACACGTTTTAGCGGTGGTGTTTTAGCAGGTAGTGTAAAATCAATGTTAAATTTAATTAAGACAATGTTTGTATCTTTAGATTATCAAGATAAAATATATGTAAAACAAAAGGAGAAAAAGAAAAAGGAGGGGAAATCAAAAATGGAGAAAGAAGTGATGGAAAAGGGTGAAGACGGTGGTAATGCATCACCAGATAGTGTAGAGAGCACAATACAAGAGAAAAAGAAACCAGGATTTTGTTATGTGGGATATCAAGCACCTCATAATGCTTGTATTCAGTTAGATGATGTAAAAAAATGTATGTCAGGGAAGGCATTTGATACAATGGATGAATGTGTGAATTATAAACCGCAAAAGTGATTAATTTATATTATTAAAAATATAAATTAATTTACAAATTATACCACCTTGTGGAAAAGTATGGTGGGTATTGAGCTGCTGAATCATCTGCACACATATTTGGTCCAACATTTACAATATTATTAATTTCAACAGGATTTAATGCACTATTAAAGTATCGTAAAGATGACATTTCACCATGAAATCCTTGTTCATTACCACATCCAGCACCAGAATCACACATATCTGATTGAGACAAATGAACATCGCCATAGTTTTGCCTAGGAAGAGAAGGTAACACTTTTCTTTTATATAAAACACCATTTACATATATATCAAAGTGTTTTTGTTCAATTCTAAGTGCTACATGAAACCATTTACGAAGTGGAATATTTTCAATAACAGTTTCACCATCAACCTTAAGATTGTTATCTAATTCACCTGAAAAGGTATTCATGACAGCCACTAAAGAATTTTTTAAAGTAGTATTAGCACCTGTAGTTTTTGAAGATTTAATGTATAAACCAGGTCCGGCGTCATGATTTTGCAATCCCAAAACACCCCGGGTTCCTTTAGAACCCTTATGGAAAATATGATAATAACGATCTGTGCCATTTTCAGATGCAGTGTGAGGTTTATCTATAAACAACCATAATGACCAGGTAAATTCGACACCTTCGCGTTCATTTTTAGACCGCAAAATAGGAATAGAATTTTTAACTTTAGGATCACCAGGAATGACCTTACTTTGTTGTCCATCACGTCTACACGTAACTAAAAATGGATTAGGATTAGGTTTATGTAACCATAAAATAAATTGTGTAGACAATCGTAAACATAAAACGAATCCAATAATAACAAGAAGTAAAAATGCTAATTTTGCAACCATTGTGTTTGACATTAAAAAATCTTTCGACCCAGATACATAATTACCTGATCCATAATTGCTAAATCCCTGGCCCATAGAATTATTAATTCCTTCTGTAAATGAAAGTGATTGACTCATATATATTGTAAGATGAGAAAATTAGAGGAGAATACTATTTAATTCTTTTTGATCTTCCATAAAGGCAATCTTAAGTTTGTATTTGTTAAACATATCGCTTAACCAGTTTCCACCACTGTAACCTTCCTTATAAATAGCATATGCTTCTCTTGGTTGAATAGATCTTGAATAATGTCTTACAGTTCCTAAAAAGCCCTTAAATCCATTTTCTGTGGAACTTCCATCATTAACATCGGAATTTGACGGACATACCATAAGTTTTCTTGGTTCTGTAGGAACATCATAGTTTTTATTCATCGTGCATGTTTTACTTAATTTTCCATCAACATACATATCAATGGCTCTATTTCTGTAAGAAACTAAAATATGAGTCCATTTTTGCATTGGAATATCTTCAAGTTTACAATGTGCGTAAGTATTTGTATTATTAGCTTCTTTCATCTTAAACATCAAATCACTTTGGTATTTATCAAAATACATAGAATAATAACAATCATTACTACTAGATGTCTCTTGAAGAGGTCTAAATAAAATGTATTTATTCTGGCCATAATTATAATTATATTGTTTTATAAATACCCATAATGAGTAACTAAAATTTGCCGAATTAGGAATTGTTTTTGCATCAACTTCTTCTCTAATAGATGCATCCTTTAATGTAATAATATTATGTAAATCGTTATCTGTAAATAACCAGTAATATAAAATTACTAAAATTATTAAAACAATGATACCAAGTATTATACTCTTAATATTCATAATATAATATAGACTTAGAAATTTATTAAAATATTAAATTTCTAAATAAGGGGTGGATTTTTTGATTTTAATGCACTATACGTGAATTCTATTTGGTTTTTTGTTAATGCTGTTGGATAATAAACAACATTACATATACCACCAGATATTCCATATTTTTCTCCAATAATAATAGGACGATCTGCCATATATTGTAAAGTTCCATTCCAAGAACCTTCTAAGTTACCATTAACAAAAATATCTAAAATCCCTAAATCATAGTTAATCACAATATTGTTCCATTTTTGTTTTTTAAGTAACCCTTCTTTTTCAAAAATTGTAAATAACTGTTCATTATTATTATTTAAAGTATCCTTTGTCATATTTTCTGCACACCACTGTTTTACTACTTCTAATGTTTTTCTATCATTTATTGTATTTTCATATACACATTCACTTGATTTATTACTACCAGGTTCACCACAACACAAGTTTTCAGGTAGCTTCACTAATACTTCTACTCTTAATATATCATCTCTAATATTATATGAAATTTTGGGATTTGATGAATAATTTATCAAATTAGTGAATTTATTATAAGAACTTCTAAAATTTTTATTTTGATTGTGAAGATTTACCCACATGGATAATCCATAATTGTAACTGAAATCATTTATTTTTTCACTCATCATATGAGGTTCTAGATTTTGAAATCTTATAACTTTTCCTTCCTCATTATTCGGTTTTAATTCTTTATCCAAATAAATAGGACTTTCCACCAACACTTGACTTTTTCTTATTTTTCCTTTTTTTATTTTTTCATCTACATAATCTCTTTCCATTTGATATTTGGTCTCCTTTTCTTTTATTTTTTGGATATTAACCTTATTAAGATATATATCACTGTCCAATTGGTTCACTACAAAATAATATATAAAGTTTACAACTTGTTCATATCTATCCTTACTTTTATAACCCTTATTTTCACTTATTCCTCTTATTTCATTATCAGTTTCTTCATCAACATCATTTTTATTTATTTGTGTTTTATCGATACCAGGATCACGAATTTTTTCCAAATAATTTTTCAAATTATCCTTTGTTGAATAATATTGATTGTTTAATATTGCTTCCCAATCATCTTTATTTATTACATTATCCACTCGAGAATGTATTTCATCATAATATGTTTTTAATTTTTCAATATTTCTTTCTAATTCTTTCTTCTTTATTTTATAAACATTATCATTGTTTTTACTCACATAATGACTCATCATAAACTTTACAAAAATCGGTAACAAAATATAAGAACCAAATAATAATATTTCACCTAATAATACTGCATACACAATTTTTGGTGTATCCGTTAAATCATTATACACATATTCAATAATGAAAAATAATAAACATGGAATAAGTAGAATCAAATTTAATAAAAACCTAAATATTTTGCTGTTTTGGATAAATTCTGTTCCACTTAATTTTTTGTATACAAAAGTTCCTAACGCCATTACTAACATTAATATTGACAAATTTGCTATACCCGACTCATATGTCTTTTTTCCTGTATAAAAATATATAGATAATCCTATTATTAATATCATTAAAAACATTACAAGAGTAAATTTAAAATATTTAAATAATTTCTTCATCAACCATCTTGTATTTGCCATCATATTTGACGTGTCAGGTCTATCTATATTTTCATAATTCATTGACAATGTAAATAAAGATAAACTTAATATTGTTGCTAATGCTGTAAATGTTAGTGATATCGGAATATAGTAAGAATCTGGTATAGCCGGTTCTGTTTTAGTTCTTGGATATTTTGATACATAATATTTTTCCGAATTAACCTGAAATATTATAAAACTTATTACACACATTAAACATATTACTACCAATAAAGATCTAAATGCATCCTTCTTTAAAAAATTAATTATACCTTTTCTACCTATTACTCCATATCCCAATGATAGAAATATAATTAATCCCATCAATGGATATTCTGTTAATGGAAATGATTTTTCAAACGATTTTCTAGCCTCCTCTTCACAAATTTTTATTTCTTCCTTTGTATCCATAGAATATCCACCATCTGGTTTCTCCTTTTTATTATTACAACCTTTCATTTTATTTTTATAAGTTGTTACATCTGGCTCATCACTTAAAATTGCTAATGGTATTGCGGTAGCTAATGATATTAATGAAAATAATGTCCAATATCTATTTGGATTGTTTTGTATATTATTAAATAACATTGAACCTACTTTATTTTCTCTAAATTGTTTTGTAACATATAAAAATCCAAATAATCCCATTAATAATAAACTTGTGTATATACCTACACTGAAGCCTTTACTTACATTTCTTTGAGTTGTGCTTTTTGAAACATATATAAAAGATGTTATAAGACCCGATAAAAAAATTAATCCACCAATCACCTTCAATGCTGTTGATCCTACTGAATTATTTTCAAAAAATATAATTACATTTCTAAATGTTTCGACTAAAGATCCAACGGTTGCATCTATGATTCCAAATTCTTCTGCTAAAAATAACAAAAATATTGACAAAAAACTAATACTAAGTAACAACATAGGAAACTTATTTGGAAAATTTTTATCCGGTATAAACATTAAACATATTACACCAATCAGAACAAATATATTTAGCCCTACAACTAAAAGCTTATTATCTTTATAGTCTCCTCTAAATAATCGGACCCATAATGCCATAATTATCAAACCTAATACCAATAATCCTATATAACTACCAATTAATGCTGCAGCATCCATACTATTATATTAATTGTATATTTTATTGTTGGATTTTATTCATTATTCCTTTCTCTCTGTGACAGTTTGGACATAAAGCCCATAAGTTATCTACATGGTTTGTTCCACCATTTTGTAATTCTACTTTATGATCTACTTCAAATGTTGCTTCTAACATTTGACTACAATTTCCACATCTCCATTTTTGTCTACTTGCTACATACTTTTTCTTTGTTTCACTTACACTACGCGATACTACTCCCTTATTTCCTGAATGCATCATTCTTTTCATCTGAGGTGATACATTTAAATTATTAAAATTTGATCCACCCTCGCTTGGCATAAACATACTAAATAAATTTGTTGTATCACTATCTATTGGCATATATTTTACTAGATTTGACGCTGTTAATAAGGCGTCGGTTGATTCATTGGGATGTTTTTTTATAAATAAATATAAACTTAACCCACCAAAAGCAAGTGCGGCCATTTTATAATACTTCTGCCAACCCATTAACATTTTTGTATATTTACCATCATAATATGTATTTGATACTAGAAATGCCGTAACTCCAAATATAATTAATTTTAATTTATTGTTCATTATATAATCTATTTATTATAAAAATAATAAATCAAGTATGCAATTATTAGTGTAAATGCAAAGGTGCCATATTTTTTGCGCATTTTTATTATTTCAAAGTTAATTTCTTCTTTGGGTTTATAAGCATTATAGTAAATTTCTAAATTTTCATAAAAGTCAAAGACTTCTAGTTTTAACTTTTTATAAATTTTCTTTTTAATAAAAAAAATCCATTTTAAAAAACTTGTTCGTGAATTTAAATACGGTTGCACCGGATATTTATCTAATAAATCCAAAAAATAATTTCCTATAGGTTTTTGAGGAAAAAAAATAGGTAGATTTTGAATTAAATGATAATATTTTTTTATTGTCATTTTATTTGGATTAGATGGATAATAAGCTGCTATAGTTTCTAAAGTAAAAAATAAATGAGGAACCCAAATTTTAGAATTTAAACTCATATTATATGTTAAAAGATATAAAAACATTTTACTTTTAACATATAATATCTATTATGTTTAATAAAAATTATAATGTATGTAATAATTGCGGAAAACAAGGCCATTTATACAATAGTTGTAAAATACCTATAACAAGTTATGGTGTAGTATCATTTAAAAAAAATAAAGAATATGAATATTTGATGATTTGTCGTAAGGATTCATTAGGATACGTTGATTTTATACGAGGGAAATATCCATTATACAATAAAAAATATATTCAAAATTTGGTTGATGAAATGACAGTTCAAGAAAAAAATAATATATTAACAAAAGATTTTTATGACTTATGGAATAAACTTTGGTGTAGTGAAAACGGTATGCAATATAGAGTTGAAGAAAAAAGTTCAAAGAATAAATTTGATCAAATTAAAAGAGGAATACAATTATCTGAAACAGATAAATATGATATTTATACATTAATAGAAAATAGTAAAACAAAATGGATTACTCCTGAATGGGGTTTTCCCAAAGGAAGAAGAAATTATGGTGAAAAAGATATGCAAGCCGCATTAAGAGAATGGTGTGAAGAAACAGGTTATCCTATTAAATCATTAAATATTATTTCAAATATATTACCTTATGATGAATTTTTTGTTGGATCAAATTTTAAATCTTATAAACATAAATACTATTTAGCTTATATTAAAAATGATTTTTCAAATACAAATTATCAAAAATCTGAGGTAAGTGAATTAAAATGGTTTACTTATGAAGAATGTTTAAAGCATATAAGACCCTATAATTTAGAAAGAATTGAAATTGTTAATAAAATAAATAAAATTTTACATAAATATAGTTTAATCTAATAGTATATTAGTAAAATGTCAAAAGAACAGCCATTATATCAACCAACTGGTTACGATAATAGTCCTCAAGAATTAGTATTTGAGGACAGTTCTAATGAACAATCGGTTCAATCACAAAAATCTGAAGATGCTATTGATATTGGTGAATTAGTATTTGAGGACAGTTCTAATGAACAATCGGTTCAATCACAAAAATCTGAAGATGCTATTGATATTGGTGAATTAGGATCATTTGATGATTCATCTGTAGAAAGTTCACGTGGATCACCCAGTGCAGTATCAATGAGTGATTTGGTTGATGGACCAAAAAAGAAAAGTCCTGAATCAGAAACTGGATCAGTATTTGAAAATTTTTCACCAGAAGAATCTCCTGTATCACCCAGTGCTCTTGTGTCTAATTCAAAGTCTCCTGTAAAAGTTGATAGTCAGTCATTATTAGGAAACTTTGATAGTGAATCACCTCAAGCTGAAAGTTTAGGTAATTTAGATAGCGAATCACCAGATTTAGAAGAATCCAGATCTAAAGAATTAGCTGTAAAAGATAATTCTTTGCCTGATGGAGATTCACCACCTGCTCTAACACCAAAAGAAATTAATGTTGAACCTGAAGCTGAAGAAGATTTAGATCAAAACATAAAAGATATGGAAAAACAATTAGAAAATTTAAAAATATTGAATAAAAAAGTAAAAGAAGACAAAAAAAAAGATAAAAAAGCTAGAAAACTAAAAAGAAAAATTGTAATAAAAAAACCAAAAAAACCAAAAATAACAGACGCTGATGAAGAAATAAAACGCATCGGAAAAAAATGCCCAAAAGGGTATAAAACAAATAAAAAGAAAACAAAATGTAAAAAAAAGGGTTCTGTTGTGAAAAATTGTGGTAAACTTATAGATGAATTAGAAGGTTTTGTAGATAAACTAACAATTGAAGAAAATAAATACAATAAATTATTAAAATGCTTTAGTGATAAAAATAGACAATCCATTGATGAATCATATGATTTTTTATATCCAATATTAGATGATCCAAATTTTAATACAAAAATTGCGAAAAAAAAGGAGTTTAATGATACAAAATATATTGAAAGACCATTAGAAGACTATGAAAATATTGAAAATATAACAAATGAATTATGTAATATTAAAGAATTTGAATTAGCACCACATCAGAAATTTGTCAGAAACTTTTTATCATATAAAACACCGTATGATAGTTTACTTATTTATCATGGATTAGGTTCAGGTAAAACATGTTCATCTATTTCGGTATGTGAAGAGTTTAGAATGTATATGAAACAATTAAAAAGCACAAAAAGGATTATTATTGTTGCTTCGCCAAATGTTCAAGAAAACTTTAAACTTCAATTATTTGATGAACGAAAATTAAAAAATATAGATGGAAATTGGAATATTAAATCTTGCACAGGAAATACTTTTATTAAAGAAATTAATCCAATGAATATGAGAGGATTAACGCGTGATAAAGTTATTAGACAAATAAAAAGGATTATAAATAATTCCTATTTATTTTTGGGTTATATACAATTTGCAAATTGGATTACAAAAAAAATGAAATCAAAATTGCGATCTGGACTTTCGGAAGAAGAAAAAAGAATAAGAAGTTTAAAACAAATACAACGAGAATTTTCAAATCGCCTTATAGTTATAGATGAAGTTCAAAATATAAGAAATACAGAAGATGGTTCTTTAAAAAAAACATCAAAAAATTTATTAAAACTAGTTAAATATACTGATAATACAAAATTATTATTATTAAGTGCTACTCCAATGTTTAATCAACCGCAAGAAATTGTATGGTTACTCAATTTAATGAATATTAATGATGATAATTATTCTATTAATGAGAAAGATATATTTGATGTTAATGGTAATTTAAAAATTGTTGATGGTGTGGAAGTTGGTAAAGAATTATTGATACGAAAAAGCACCGGATATGTATCATATGTAAGAGGTGAAAATCCATTTACATTTCCATTTAGATTATTTCCAAATGATTTCAATAGCCCACATTCTATTAAAAAAATTATATTCGATGATCCAACATGGTATCCATCAAAACAAATGAATGGAAATGAAATAGTTGAACCTATTAACATACTTGATCTTTATATTACACGTGTAGGTGTATATCAAGAAAATGTATATAAATTTGCTATTAAAGTATTAAAAAAGAAATATCCTATATTAAATAGTAAAAGACCAGGTATTCAATATACTGTATTGGATCCATTAATACAAAGTTTAAATTTTACGTATCCAAATACAATTTCGGAAGATCAGTGGACACAAGTAACGTTTAAAAAAATGTATGGTAAAAGTGGATTAAAAAATTGTATGTATAATAAAGTAGATGAAAGAAAGAAACGATCTATTGCTTACAAAAAAGAAACTTTAACTAACTTCGGTAGAATTTTTGCACCCGAACATATTGGTAATTATAGTGGTAAAATATCAAAAATATGCAATACTATTAAGAAATCAAAAGGTATTATTTTAATTTATTCACAATTTATCGACGGTGGTTGCGTTCCGATCGCATTAGCTTTAGAGGAAATGGGATTCAAACGTTATGGTAAAAATAAATCATTATTGAAAGATCCTACAGCAGAACCAATAGATGCAATTACAATGCAACCTAGAACAGATGATCATAAATTTAGACATGCTTCTTATATTATGATAACGGGTGATCCGATATTATCACCTGATAATAATTTAGAATTAAATGCATGCACGAATGAAAACAATACAAATGGTGAAATTGTAAAAGTTGTAATTGTTTCAAAAGCTGGGTCTGAAGGTTTGGATTTCAAAAATATAAGACAAGTTCATATTTTAGAACCTTGGTATAATATAAATCGTATTGAACAAACAATTGGTAGAGCTGTTAGAAATCTAAGTCACTGTTTATTACCATTTAATGAAAGAAATGTAGAAATATATTTATATGGTTCAGAACTTGAAGATAATACAAACGAAACAGTAGATTTATATATGTATAGATTAGCTGAAAACAAGGCAAAAAAAATTGGCGTAATTAGTCGTGTAATTAAAGAAAATGCTGTGGATTGCTTATTAAATATTAGTTATAATAAAATAGATAGAGATTCAGTGGTTGAATTAAATACTTCTACAAATCAAAGTATAAATTTTAATATTAGGGATAAACCCCAAACATCCTTGTGTGATTATATGGAAAACTGCGACTGTAATTGTTACCCAGATAACACACCTATTACTGATGATAATGTAAACAAAAATACATATGATGAAACATTTATAATGATGAATATTGACAAGATTTTATATAGAATTAAAATGTTATTTAAAGAAAAATATGTTTATACAAAGGATGAGTTAATTGTTCATGTTAATGCAATTAAATATTATCCAAAAGATCAAATTTTTGTAGCTTTAACACAATTACTTGAAGATGATAATGAATTTATAACAGATATGTTAGGTAGATTAGGTAAATTAGTAAATATTGGTGATTTTTACATGTTTCAACCTATCGAAATAGATAATAAAAAAATTAGTTTATTTGAAAGAAAAGTTCCACTTGATTATAAAAGAAAGTATTTAGAATTTAATTTACCAGAAAATTTACCGGAAGAGATGGAAAAAAGTCAAATATATGAAGAGGAGAAAAGTCAAAAATATGAAGAAGAAAAAGATTCCAAAAATAAACAAAAATCTAGACAAGCTTTAAAATCAGTTAAAAATGTTACCAAATATAATAAATTGTTTAGTCAAATTCAAGAAAAAATTCAAATATTACAAAGTAGACCAAAACTGTTAACAACAAAAATAAGAAATAGTTGGATTCATAATGCAGCTTGGACTATTTATAACTTAAATAAATATAATAGTGAAATATCAAGATCTGAACTTCTCCAATTTTCATTACATCATATTTTAGATATTTTAACTTATGAAGAAAAACTATTATTAATAAATCATATATTCTTTATTTCCAAACCAAATGATCTTGAATTATATATACTAGATTATTTTAAACAATTTATGCTTCAAGATGATTGTATTATTTTATTTAATAAAAACCAACCATCACCTATTATATTTTTATTTAAAACAGAAAATGATTGGATTGAAGATGAAATGAAAAAAACTTTTGATTTATATGAAAAACTAATAAAACGTTTTAAACATATTATAGAATTAGATGCTGATGGAAACCATATTACAAATAATTTTGATTCAAGTCAATCAAAAAACATTAATTCATATGATACAGGCAAATTAAACGAGTTACTTGGGTTTATGATTCATGATACAAGATATAATATCATATTTAAGAGTAAATCTTTAAATTTAAGTTCATCTGGTAGAGTTCAAAAAGGAAAGTCTTGTGATAAAGGACTAACAAAAAATATATTAATTAATTTAATTAATAAAATACATGATAAAAAGGATGGAAAAAAAAAATATGTAATGGAAATAAAACCTGGATCAAAACGAAGTTCTATTAAAAAAATTTATAATAACGAAGATCATTTTTTATATGAAAGAAACGAAAGCAATAAGATAATAAATGCTAAGAAATTTCAAATTATAACAACTTTGCAATTATGTGTAGAAAAAGAATTATTATTTAGATATTATAATAAAATTAAAAAAGACGATAAAATATGGTTCTTATCTGAATTAGAATCAAATATAAATAAAATTGAAAACATTGGAATATAAAAATAATGTTTTATAATATATAATGAGCAATAGACAGGGGAAAACATTAAAAGGCATTTATATGCAAAATATTCTTACCAGAAAAATTGTATTACCCTTTGTTGTTTTAGGTGGCAACATTAAAGAATTATTGTCTCAAAAAGTTTCAGAAATGTATGAAGGTAAATGTATTAAAGAAGGATTTATCAAAAAAAAATCGTGTAATATAGTTTCATATAGTGCTGGAATATTAAAAAATAATAATGTTGTATTTGACGTTTTGTTTGAATGCTTGGTTTGTAAACCTTCTGAAGGTATGAAGTTTAAGGTAACAGTTAAAAATATTACAAAGGCTGGAATAAGAGCAGAATATAAACAAGATTCACCAATTGTAGTATTTATATCAAGAGATCATGCATATAAAAATAAAAATCTGAATTCTATTAATGTTGAAGATACTATATATATTAGAGTTATTGGTATTAGATATGAGTTAAACGATGAGTTTATTTCTATTATTGCAGATATTGATGAAAGAAAAATGAAAAGACCAAAAATAAATATAAAGACCACTAAATAATTATTAATATAAATGAATGAGTCTCAAAAATTAATGAATATACGAAATATAATTGAGAAAATGAACAAAGTTCATCATATTAAGTTTTTTGAAATATTAAAAAATAATAATATTCCATTTTCAGAAAATAGAAATGGTATATTTTTTAATATGAATTCTTTTAATATTAAAATTATTGAACAAATTAATAATTATATAAATTATGTTCAAAAGCAAGAAAATAATCTTGAAGAGACTGAAAATCTTAAAAATAATTTCAAAAATGAATTTTTTAAAGATAATAAAGAGAAAAAAGAATCTAATATATATCTTAATGTTGCATAAATTAGAATCATATTATATTACAAATAATAATATTATTCAATGGACAGAAACTTGTTTTAAACACTATGAAAAAAAAAGAAAACAAATCGAAGAGAAAAAAGAAGAACATGTCAAAATAAATGAAAAATATAAATCTATAAATAAAAATGATGGATTATTCTGGGCATTTTTTTATATGTGTAATGGAGACTTTTCATATATGACTGTTCATAATACATTTTCTACTGAAAAACTAGAAAAAATAAATTATGTTGAGAATTTTCGCAATGAAAAACAACTATGCAAAAAATATAAAGTAAAATTAAATCATATTGAAGATCAGCTTCTAAATTGTGTTTTTATTGATATTTCTACCTTTTATATGTTATGTGTCTTACGTAACATTAGTATTATTATTTATAATAAGAATTTTTATTGGTCTCATATATGTAATGAAAATACATTTATAATTAAATATCAAGACAAAAATGTGAGTATATATAATGATTTAAATAATGATAATGAAATAGAAAAAATAAAAAATAGTAAAGTAGAAGCAGCTAGTATAAATAAAGTAATAAAAAGTATATCAGCATATAAAATGTTAGATCTTAAAAATATATGTGATAAAATAAATATAAATATGTATAATGAAAATGGTAAAAGAAAAAAGAAACAGGATATTTATCAAGAAATATGTGTATATATATAAAATTGATTAATATATAAAATAATATTTGTATTTTATATATATCAATGTCAAAAAATAGTAAAAATGATGATAACGATGAAAAAAAAAATAATAATAATATGTTACGTAGATATTTATTAATATATCATCAATCAACAGATAGAAATGACGAATTAGAACTTAGATTCGGAACAAATTATCGAAATCCAATTACAAAAATCAAGTTTAATAAGGTTATTCAAAAGTTAAAGTCTTTGGGATTTACTATGAAAAATGCAACACATTTGAATATTTCATCCGAATTTATTGACAATAAAACAGGAAGAACACGTATTAGTAATATAAGAACTCAAATATCCGGAATTCATCATATTAAAAAATATTGTAGCACAAATAAACTAGATTTAGAAAGTATATCACATAATTCTTCTTTAACTTTTATGCAAAAATTTCGAAAGAAAAATGCAGATGAAATATTAGTTCCTATTGATTTTAAAGATTTTGGCTTTAGAGTTAATTATAAAACTGAAAGATTATTGCGAACAAATAGTCCACTTTCACAAAGTCTTATTCAAGGTTGGGATGACTCAAAAAAGGTATTTAGATTGATTGAAAGATTTAAATTTAACCATACTGATTATCCTATTACATTTGATTTAAGTATTGTAAAATCGTCCAAAAAAATAGGGTCTCGTCTTATTCCAGAATATAATATTGAAGCATCTAATGTCTTTAAAAATCAAGAAACATATGAAATAGAAGTTGAATTTGATAATACATATCGCCAAAGTCGATCTGTAGGTGTAACTAAAGATGTTTTAATGGATATGGTTAAAAAAAGTGTTCAAATTATTTTAGGTTCTATACAAGGAACAAATTATCCGGTTTCATATAAAGAGCAAAACAGTGTTATTCGTGAATATATGGGACTAATACATAGAGATATTCCTGATAGAAATGTTTATACTAGTGATTTTATTGGTCCTTCTTCCATTAGTGTTGAAATGATAAATGTAATACCAATGAATGAAGAAATTGGTGCAGCAAATATTAATATGCCATATACTGTTACAGATAAGGCTGATGGTTATCGTGCTTTATTATTTATTTCAAGTATTGGTAAAATTTATTTAATTAATACAAATATGGAAGTTATATTTACTGGTTGTGTATGTAAAAATGAAGATTATTTTAAAACACTAATTGATGGAGAACATGTCGAAAAAGATAAAAATAATAATTATATTAATTATTTCTTGTGTTTTGATATTTATTATGTAAGTGATAAATGTGTTATGCCATTTCCATTTATTGAAATGGAAGGTATGGTATATACTAAAAAAATATCTAAGGAAATTTTTAGATATAAAGTTTTATTAAAAGCTATTGAAGAATTAAATATTAATAGTGTCACTAATAAAAAAACTCCTATGACTATTAAACCTAAAACATTTTATAAAAATACCAGTAAAAATATATTTTCACAATGTAATGAAATAATAACAAAAGTTGAACAAGGAGGGTTTCTTTACGAAACTGATGGTTTGATTTTCACACCTATTAATACTGGCGTTTCTTCAAATGTTATTGGTGAAGATCCTATTAATCGTAAAGTTACATGGAAAAAATCATTTAAATGGAAACCACCTGAATTTAATACTATTGACTTTCTGGTAACTACTAAAAAAGATGATAGTGGTAATGATTTAATTACAAACGAATTTACTGAAGGTGTAAACTTAACAGGAACAACTCAAATTAAAAAATATAAAACTTTGGTTTTAAGAGTTGGGTTTGATGAAAGAAAACATGGGTTTATGAATCCTTTTCAAAATATTGTTGATGATAATTTACCTGATGTTGTTTCACGCGATCAATCATTATATAGACCGGTTCAATTTCAACCCACAGATCCTACACCATCTTACCCAGCTTATATTTGTAATATTTATTTATCTGAAAATAATGAAATGTTGATTGAAGATGGTAATGAAACTTTTGAAGATGAAACTATTGTTGAATTTAAATTTATAATGACTGGTAAAAAGTTTTGGCAATGGGTCCCTATTAGAGTTAGAAATGATAAAACTACCGATTATAAAATGGGCAGAAAAAATTACGGAAATGCATATCATGTTGCTAATAGTGTATGGAAATCTATTCATAATCCCGTTACAGAACATATGATCAGAACTGGTCAAAATATACCAGAACAATTAGTTAATAATGATGTGTATTATAATACATCCGGTAATAAAACTATTACTCGCTCATTACGAGATTTTCATAACTTGGTCGTTAAACGTGATCTCATTTTAGGTGTTTCTCGGAGAGGTAATACATTGATTGACCAATCTGTTGGTAAAGCTGGTGATTTTCCAAAATGGAAAGCCGCAAAATTAAGTTTTGTATTTGGCATGGATTACTCAAAAGATAATATTGAAAATAGAATTAATGGTGCTTGTGCACGTTATTTAAATGAAAAAACACGTTATCGGTCACTACCTAAAGTATTATATTTACACGGTGATAGTTCATTGAATATTAGAAATGGTGATGCATTTAAAGATTCAAAAAGTAAACAAATAGCAAAGGCTATATTTGGTCAAGGAACTCGTGATTCAAAAATATTAGGAAGAGGTGTTCATAAACAATATGGAAAAGGATTAAATGGTTTTAATATTGTATCAAACCAATTTTCAATTCATTACTTTTTCGAAGATGAAGTAAAAGTTAATAGCTTTTTGAGAAATGTAAGTGAATGTTGTAAAGAAGGTGGATATTTCATCGGTTGTTGTTACAATGGTAAACGAGTATTTAATCAATTAAAAAGTAAAGAAATTAATGAGAGTTTAGTTATTATGCAGGATAAAAGAAAAATGTGGGAACTTAAAAAAGGTTATAGTCAAACTGAATTTTTAGATGATCCGTCATCATTAGGATATACTATTTCCGTATATCAAGAATCTATTAATAAAACATTTGATGAATATTTGGTAAACTTTGACTATTTAACTAGATTAATTGAAAATTATGGATTTACACCTTTAACAAAAGAAGAAACAAAAGATTTAGGATTCGTTTCATCTATTGGATCTGTTGAATTGTTATACAATAAAATGAAGTCTGAACTTCGGAAAAACAAACATAAATCCAGTAAAAATAATTATGGAACTGCTCCTGATTTAAATGTCAATGAAAAAAAAATATCATTTTTAAATAATTATTTCATATATAAAAAACGTAGACCTGTAAATGCTGAAGCTGTCTATAACTCGATTATAAAAAGTAAACCAAAAACAAAAAAGAAAATTAGATTTAAAAAACTTAAACGCAAAATTAAACTAAAAATGAAAAAATAATATAAATGGATAGTGTAATATTATATTAATTTAAATGACTTCTTTTAGAGTTCCAAAAATACATATCCCCATAAGTGAAAAAAATCTTAAAATCAAATTATCATCTGATAATATAAATCCGTTTATTAATAAAAGTTTATCAAAATATTTAACTCATATAAAAGATAAAATAAATCAATATCCAAGTGAGTGGAATTATAATAAAAAATATACAAATATATATGAATTTATTCATACAAATTTAGGTATGAATAATAATTGTGTTAGTCAACTAAAACCGATTTCAAGAGCTTTTTATAAACTTATTGAAATTATAAATACATCAGAACTATTAAATAAATATATATACAAAAATATTAAAACATTTCATCTTGCAGAAGGACCCGGTGGTTTTATAGAAGCTATCTCCTTTTTACGTAATAATAAAAATGATATATATTATGGAACAACATTAATTAATAATACTGATAAAAGCATTCCTGTATGGAAAAAATCTAATATTGTATCAGATACAAATATCATTATTGAAAATGGTTGTGATGATACCGGAAATTTATACAATAAAGATAATTTTTTATATTTTAATGAAAAATATTATGATAAATTTGATTTTGTCACTGGAGATGGTGGTATAGATTTTTCTGCCGATTTTGATAAACAAGAAATTATGGCAATGAAATTGATTTTTTGTGAAATTTTTTATGCAATATGTATCCTTAAAAAAGGAGGCACATTTGTATTGAAAATGTTTGATATATTTCATAAAACTTCTATTGAATGTATATATTTATTATCTATTTTGTTTGAAGAAGTATATATTATGAAACCTAAAACTAGTAGAACTGCTAATTCAGAAAAATATATAATATGTAAGAATTTTGATACTACATATCGCGATGATTTAATTGATAAATTTTATAAAATTTTAAAGGTTTATAATGGTATGAATGATAAATATATATTATCTGAAATTTTAAATATTGAATTAAATCATTATTTTATAAATAAAATACAAGAAATAAATAGTATTATAGGTAATAAACAAATAAAAAATATATTGACTACTTTAAAATTAATAGAAAATAATGAAAAGAAAAATGAAAAAATTACTTCATTTAAAAATGAAAATGTTCAAAAATGTATATCATGGTGTATTAAAAATAATATACCCTATAATAAAAAATATAAACCTGCTAACATATTTTTAAATAGAAAATTATAACAGTTATAAAATTGATTTGAATTTTATTCTTTATGTATACCACATACATAAAGAACACAATGCCTCAACTAATTATGAGTTCAGAAATTAAAGGTTATTTTCCTTCCTTTGTTATTGATATTGAAAACGAACAACTACTACATTTTACTTGGACCGATATATTGGAAATTATCTCATCGAAGTATAACATTCCAGTAAAACGTTTATATGTTAAAACTACAAATGGTAAAAGGGTTTCAATCAAGAATATAAATAAAATTACATTTAATGTTGATAACTATCGTATGCAATATATTAATAGCGATGAGAAAAATAACGATTTTTGGTTCTCATTTGGCACCAAGATTTAAAACTTCTCATGTTTCAAATTTACCCATACATTCTCATTTACACTAATCGCCAACAAACCTTTGATCCTACGATTGATTTCCGGAAACGGTATATTTACCTCTATCCTCTTATCTTCGTTTATATACGTCTTAAATAAACCATATAGTTTTTTTATTGGTTCATACTTGATATTTAAATCAAAACTACTTAGCTGTTTCAATATTTCCTTTACCTCGTTTTGACGCTCCTCTTTTGTCCTATACACAATTTCCTTCTTTACCCTCTTCTTCTTCTTTACCATATATAAAATACTTATTTAGAAATCTTTAATTTTTTATTGCGTTAATATATAATGAGTAAAAACAACAAAACACTAAAACACGGAGTTACCATGAAGGATTTAAAGAAAGGGATTAAGAAAAAGGTTGGTTTTCATTATGTTGACCCAAGTAAGATTGCTGAATTTAACAAGAAAAAGAGAAATGATAATATGGCGGTTGATTCTGCCATTGTAATAGGAGGGAAAAGAAAGAGGCGTTATAAGAAAAAGTCTAAGAGAACAAAGAAACGCAAAGGTAGAAAAACAAAGAAGCGTAAATCTCGAAAAAAAAGGAAACGTAAAACCCGTCGTCGTTAAGTTTTTTCCTCAATCGTAATAATTATTGCATTATT